ATGCCATAGATGTACCACTAATGTTTGTTTGTTTAAAAGATGCGTTTTTAAAATAGTTACCCGTTGCAAATTGAGTTGTCTGAGAACACGCTCCCATAATAGCTGTACCAGGTGCGTAAATATCTACACCCGGACCTGTTTCCGATGATGTTGATTTTTGGTCAGTATTTGCATCATAAGATGCACTATCAGCATTTCCAACTTTTATTGCCCTAGTTGAATATGGAGATGAACCTCTATGGTAATAGTATGTTCCACCGTTTCCGCCTGTTGTTACGATTTGATTATTATAATCTGCTCCACCACTAACATCAATTTTAAAACCAAAGTTTCCAGCTGCTATACAAACATGAATTCCTTCAGAAATCATTTCATCAATATCAGTATCAGTTGATGATATCCTACTATTAGCGTAATAATAAGAACCATCATAATTTTGAACAAATCCATAATTTGATTCTCTTTGAGCAGCGTTAGTTGCGGTTGAGTTTGTATAAGTTGTACCTCTATAAGTTAAAGATGTTACTGAAGTAAAATAATGAATATATCCCCAACTCATATTAACCACAGTTGGTCTTTTAGCTCCCGTTTTAGGGTCTATTGGTTTATTTCTATGCCAAAGTTTTATGGCATCAAATGCATCCGTTACTGAAATACCAGTACCACTATCTCCACTACCTTCCAATCCACTAAGTTTTTGAGAATATACTCTTGCTTTTTTAGCCCAACCAAAATATTTTCCAGCTACAGTTGAAGCAACGTGTGTACCATGTCCATCGTAATCTCTATAATGATTTGCTGATTGAGTTCCGCTTATTCCACTTTCGGTGTACCAATTTATTTGCTGTACTCTACTAACCCCAAATTCGTCTTGAAATTCAGGATGGTCTACTTGCAACCCACTATCCTGAATTACAACATCAACCCCATCACCTGTTAATGAATATTCATAAGAAGAAGTTGTTGATGTTCCAGTACCATAACAATTAAAATCAAAATTAGAGCGTATCAATCCCCAATTTGTATAATCACCAGAATCAGTTGTAGAAGGAACTTTTGTAAAATCAGTATTTTGAACTGCTCTCAAAATCATTTTTAAGTCATCCCTCTTTTCGGGTGGAATTTCTACATCAAATACTCTTTCATCTAATTTAAGTTGCTCTGCTTCTTCATCGGTAAGCAAATACCAACATTGACGAAGAGAACCAGGTCTTTCGTTTGTAAATTCTACTTTACGATTTGGAATATATAATTTACCACCATCGGTATCACTTTCTATATCATTCCAAAACTCATCGTAATCAATTCCTTCTTTTAAGATAACATTAAATTCCCTCATATTCTATTAATATAATGCGTTCCATGCACTTCCATCATAGAAGTATGGTTTATATACTGCTCCAGATCCAGAAACTGCAAATGTACCTGCTTCAGGAGTTGCTGGTAATGGATTTGATGGTGCTATTTTTACAAGCGATGAAACATGTAATGATGATGTTACTTGTAAAGATGTTCCAGAAAATGTTAATGATGATAGTACACTTGCGTTAGCACCACTTCCATCATATCTTACCAATCCATTTGCTGTTGTTCCAGTAAGTGATAGCAATCCAGAAGTACCAGATGTACCCGAAGTTCCCCCACCAGCTCCACCTACAGATGAACCAGAGGTGAAATCAATCCAGCTACCACTTATTCTACCCATAAATTTATTGGTAGTTGTATTATAATAAATATCACCATTTGCAGGTGCTAAGCTTGATGTTTGCCCATCACTAAATGATGCCAATCTTAATGATGATGAAGTTATTACTACAGCGTTACCTGCGTTTAAATTAATATTTGTTGAAGAATATATTTCAGGTGTACCAGGAGAAGTTACGGTTATTGCAGATGCTGTTATTGAACCGCTAACTCTAAATGAACCAGTTACATATAAATCTCCGTTTGCTGAATAATATGAACCCGTTTGTGCAAATACGCTACTTCCACCACCACCTTGGAATGCTATTCCGTTTTGATACAATGAACCACTAAAGTAAATTGAACCAGTAAGAACCATACCACCATCAACCCATAGAGAACCGGTGTGTACAATTCTACCATCTTTAAATTGTGTTCTTCTTTGTCTATCTTTAATATAAATAGGTCCACTTAATGCTGTATTTGCAGAACTACAATAAAATATGGTTGAACCCGGAACTGAACCACTTGTGTTATATGTTACAGTACCATTTGTTGCACCATTATTATTTACCCCCGTTACTCCCTGTCCCGTACCAGACGTTACTGATGTTTTAATATAGAATGGGTGAGATGCTGCTACTACGTTAAATACAATTGTATCACCATGATAAACCCAAATATCAACATCTTCGCCTCTTTCCAAAGTTGGGTCATTTGATGGAGTAAATACATATCCACTATTACCATTATTTACCACACTCCAATCTCTAACCATTGATTGGGTTACAATGAAATCTTTAAATATTCCAGATGATGATTGAACAAATCCAGCATCTAATATTTGTGCAGAACCTGTAATCCATCCGTTATATGATGCCGATGAGAATGATGATGCGTTTCCTCCTGTTAATGTTACAATAACTCCAGAAGAGCCGGAAGGTGTTAGTATTATACTTCCACTAAAAGATATATCACTAACTCCATAAACCGTAGTTATTCCACCACTATCTCTTACTCCCAATTGAGTTGTTATACCAGATGTTCCAGATGAACCAGCAGAACCATTTGAACCACCTGAAGTACCAGAAGAACCAGACGTTCCACTAACACCAGGTGAGCCAGATGTACCAGACGAGCCTATTGCAGAAGTTCCAGAAGTACCATTTGTACCTGCTAAGCTACTACCGCTAGTTCCGCTTAATCCAGATGTTCCAGATGTACCTGCGGTTGATGTAGCACCAGATGTACCAGAAGAACCAGCTGTGCCGTTTGTACCACCACCACCTCCACCAACTACATCAAATGATATATTACCACCCCCTAAGTTAGTTACACTAAAATTAGAACTATATGTAAGTGTACTAACGCTTGTATATGTATTTACTCCTCTAACTACACTTATAGAACCACCACCACCACCTAAAGAAGATGTAGCTATTTGACGATTATTTTGATTAGTATCACCACCAACCCAAACATAACCTTCTCTTAATGATGCGGTTAAAGGACCGGCAGTTGATAAACCAGCAGCTCCAGATACAATTCCACTTGCGTTTACAGCACCTCTAATAAATGCAGAACCAGTAAGTTCTAATGAACCTGTTATAATAGCTGAACCGGTGTATGGGAAGGTTGACCCTCCACCACCTCCACCAAATCCTAATGCAGTAATTTGTGCTGCTCCGGAAATTAATGTTGTTGCTTTTAAAGATTGTGTATATGCTTCCAATCCATTTACTTCACCTCTAATTGAACCAGTAAAAGTATTTAATGCACCCGTTGTTGCATTTAACGATGCTGTAGCAAGGTTTAAAGAACCTGTTACCCTTGCTATGTTTAAATTAACATTGGTTTGTGAAGATGTAAAAATTGCTACACCCAATATACTTAAATCAGTTGAAGCTGTAAATATATGTATAGATGCCGTTGTTTGATAAAATCTACTTAACGAACCTGTAAAAGTATTTAAAGAAGCTGTTGCTTGTTGTAGTGATGCTGTTGCTTGTTGTATTCTTGGTACTAAATCTGCACCTGCTAATGTACCATCTTGTCCAGATGTACCACTAACCCCGCTTGTTCCAGCAGAACCATTTGTGCCACTAACACCAGACGTACCTGCTGTACCAGTTGAGCCAGCCGTACCGGTTGTACCATTTGTGCCAGATGTTCCCGATGTGCCATTTACACCACTTGTTCCCGAAGTTGCCGATGTTCCAGATGTACCTGATGTTTGGATACTACCAGATACTAAACTCCAACCGATAGCACCATCTGCTGGGTCATAAACTACTACCTTATCGGTTGTATTCTTAAAAGATATTGATGCAGAAGTGAACTTTAGACTACCAGAAATTAAAGCACTTCCGGTAAATTGTCCACTTAAAGTTCCTTGTAATGTTGATAAATTAGCTACCGATGATGATACTGCTAAAAAAGAACCTGTCATAAGGGCCGTAAATGAGCCCGATGTTTCTTCTAATATTGTTAGGTTTGCATCCATCTCTCCGGCGGTAAGCGGAGAACCTTTGGGAATTCTTTTAATTATTGCCATTTTTTATATATCTTGTATAATTCGAATTGTTACACAAGTAAATATAAATAAAAGGTAAAAGAATACTTATTTATAATATTTGAGAAGGGTTTCGGTTGTAAAAGTAACTTCATCTACACTTTTAATTCCACCCAACGTATATGTTCTATATGAATCGGGTTCTTTATCGTAAATTGAATCACCTTTTAAAAAGGAACTGAACAACTTCTTTCCCCCTTTATCTGATAAAACTAGCAGTTCTTCTAATTGTGTTGCCGATTTTACTTTATCTTCGGCTAGCCCTTTTATAAACATTTTCTTTAAAAATTTAAAAAATATATCAGGCTTTATTAAACTAATCTTAACACAAGAAATCTTTTTATCAGGGCTAATACCTAATACAAAAATCAAAGCACTTTCTACACCACTTAAAGTTTTTGTTTTTCCATCAACATATTTGTATGTGTTGATTCTATAAACGTTTCTTGGCCTAATCAAAGTTTTTGAAACACTTTTTTCGGATTGAATAAATTTATTATATTGTAAAGTAAATGCATTCATTATACTTTATTTAATTTTGGTATTTGCATTTTAGAACTATTCACTTTTGGCATATTAAACGGAACTAATTGAGGCGCTTTCTTTACATAAGTATCTAAAATCTGAGTAAATCTTTCATGCATTTTTTCCAAAGTAAACTTATTTAAAGTATTTTCTTTCAAACCAGATGATTTTTTTAAATATTCATTGTATTTGTTAAACACATCATAAATCTTATTAGCAGCATTTGAATAGTTTACTGTAAACCATTGTGCTTCTTTCATAATGAATTGGTCCGCCGCTGATTCATCAATTGGTGTTAGAGAACCTTCCAACAAAACTGCGTGCTCTGCTGGTAGAAAATCCGTATGTCCACTCCAACCACTAACTATAATTGGTTTTCCCGTCAAAGTAAATTCAGCCATAGGTCTACCATATCCTTCCCCCTTAGTAAAAGAAATCATTGCTTTCACTTTTGGATGATGATAAAGGTTACTCATATCAGTTTCTTCCAAATCACCATGTATCAAATAAATTGGTGGACACTTATCACCATAGGTTTTTAGAACATCATCTATTTTTTGGCGAGTTGTTTCTCTATCTATTACACTAAAACCAGCATGCGATGTTTTTAGTAACAAAGCAGGTTGCTTATCTTTTGGAAGGTATTGGAACACCGTTGCGAATGTTTTAATTACCATACCAATATCTTTTCTATCCTGTCCTAAAGAACCTTTTAACCAATGTCCAACAGTTAAGAAACAAAAATCTTCTTTTACATTTGATAATATATCTTTACCACTTCCTTTAGAAAATATTTCAGTGTCCACTCCTTCAAAAAGAACTTCAATTGGTGTATTTGTTTTTATCTCACCAACTATTTGTCCAGTAGCTTGGTCTTTTTGTTGATAAACAGTACCACCCACATTTCCTTTTGTAAACTCAGATGGAACTATGATTAGATTCATTTTATTAGAACCATCAATAAAATCTTTTGGGCAGATTGTAGTTTCAACACCAGCAGTAATACCAATATTATAGTGTCCTTTTGGTTCAAACTCATTTGCTACCGAAACCTGCATGAAAACATCTGGCTTTTCTCCAATCTCTCCAATTACTCTTTCTAACATCCATCTTCCAAATTCATCTTGGTCACTTACCTGATTTTGTGGAGTGTTACCCCAACGAAGTGGGATAATCTTTATATCGTATTTATCCATCTTACGAAGTGATTTCATCAAATCTCTACAATGGTCACCATATCCACTTCTAGTAAAAATAGGTCCCTGAAATACTAATGTTGGTTTATTCATATTCTATAACTTATTTAACTTTAAATACCTCAAATCTTTGGCGAGGTTTCCAATTTTGGAATGTAGATTCAATTCCATCCATTAATGTTTGACACATATTTGTATGATTCAATCCAGCTTCATTAATAAAGAACTCTCTACCTTTTAATGCATTCACTTTTCTTTCTTCTTTAGGTGTATTATACATTTTTTCAATAGCATCCGCTACATCATGCAAATCAACTCTATCATCCCAAATATAGGGTGTAGGTACTGAACCTGCTAATGCTAATGCTCTACTCCAAACAGGTATAGCCCAAGGACCCGCTTCTGCCTTTCCTTCCCATTTTCTCCATTCATGCAAAGAACCTATCTTAATATAATCATCTGCAACTAATACATTACCATTTACTTTAAAACCACATTGGTCTTGCAATCCACCAGTTACATTTACAATGATTGGTGTACCAGCCATTACCGATTCTGCAGTTGCTAATCCGAATCCTTCGTTATTAGCAATGTTAATTGTACAATCTGCGATATTATAATTCCAATTCAACTCATGTTGTAATCTTCTCTTTTCTGAAAACTTAATATTACAATCAGGTGCTACAGCTTCTATAACGGCTGGAAGGTCAGTTCCATTATCATCAACAGGCTGTGTATGCATTAATAACAAACACTTATCCGCTTTTTCTTTACCAATCTTTTCACAAAACAATTTGAAAGCATAGATTACATCAGCTGGTTGTTTTCTTCTAATATTACGATTACTCCAGTAAAGAACAAAATCATATTCTTTACCACCTAAAATTTCATTACGATATTCAGTAGGAACATCTGTTGGTTTGTATATATCAGTATTAATACCATGTGGTACATAACTTACTTGCCAATCTTTTTTTGGAATCCAAGTTGGTTTATCTGTTCTTTGACCAATTCTACTTATAATACCATAAGTTTGACGAGATATACAACCAATCCAATCACAACTTTCATAAAAGTTACGGTTGTACATTGGGTCTGGTAAATCATCCCAAATTGCATAAAACAATAAAGGAATATTTTGTCTTATTTCATGCTCTATATCATATAACCAAGTCCAATAGCGTGGGTCAGTAAAGTGTAGGATAGCATCTGGCTTTTCTGCATTAATTAATTGACGAATCAAATCAGCATTACCATATCCATTCCAAGGAAGTATTTTTACACTAGCATCAGCTATTCCATAATTTTTTTGAATGTCTTCGCTTACATCTAAAACTCTACCTTGCTCTGGGTGGTTGATTGCTGCACCTACTTGAAACCAATCATATTTGTGAACTGTCCCTAATACCAATTCTTTGGACATAGTGGCGATACCACTTGCCATTCTTAAATCATCTGAAAGTAACAATATTTTTTTCTTTGCCATAACTAATTTTAAAATTGTGAACCTGAAATTTGTAATTGTAAGTACTCATTCATTTCCTTACGAAATTCTTCATCTTTAACATATCTTTCAACGGTACGATTTACCAGCTTTTGAAGGGTAACATCTGAATCAAATGATACTTTTTTAAATGATGAATAAACATCTTTCAAGATTTTCACTGTAGTAAGCTTTGTGTTTTCTTGAGTCATTGTAATATTAATTTATATATTTGTATATATAAGTATATTACAATTAGAAAAAACAATAATTTTTAAAGAACTATTTTTTATTTATCTGCTTTACCATCACAATGCTTACCTAAGAACTCACACCATTTACAATTCTTTTTGTTTTGACCTGGTACTTTTGGAAACCTTATATCTTTAAACGTACCATCATCATTAAACACAGTATTGATAAATTCCATAAATTCATCATGTGCTTTTGTTACAGATGGTGCTCCGTGAGATGGCGCATGTTTAGAAATGTAAGGTACTGGAAATGCTGAATCTTCCGGCAACTTCCTTCTCATAATTTGATATTCAACTCTAATCTTTTGTAAAGGAATATTGAATAACTCTGAATAGTATTTCTTATATAGTAAGATTTGTGCGTTCTTAAACTTGTCCGCCTTTTGGTATTGATTCCAACCCTGCGTAGAAGTTTTAAGGTCAATAATTACAATTGAATTCTCAGCCAAATCTCTCAACACAATATCAATGAATCCAATAAAGTGTACACCTTCTTTAATTGGTGCGTTTAGTGGAATTTCAATACCAACTAATTCATAGCCGGATTTAGAATAAAACTTATTAAGGTTTTTCTTTAACCATTCTAAGATTCTTCTACCATCACCATAAAATTCTTCCAATTCTATTTGGGAACAAGGTGTACCTTCACTAAGAGCTTGTTTCTCTTTAGTAAAGTTTTCTTTAAGTCTTTCCAATAAAAGCTTATCCAAATTAATTTCATCAGCCTGCTTTTTAGAAACACCATACATCACCGAAAGGTAGTGTTGAATAGTTTCATGCATTGAACTACCAAAGATAGTATGAATGTTGCCTGAACTTTCACCTAACTTATCTATGTAATTTAACTTATATTGTTGTGGGCAGCTACTCCACATTGAGTACTGCGAAAATGATACTTTTGCCATAATGTAAAGATACGAAAAAATAGTGAATATACCAAATTAAACTTTAAGTTTTAATTTAGTAATTTGCTTAGGGTCAGTACCATAAGCCTCCGCAATTTCTTTGATGTGTAGTTTACCAGAAGTTGTTTGGTGTAATATTAAATAATATTCTTCAGCTTGTGTTGTTGATACATTATAATATCTTGCAATCAATTCAATAATCCAATCTTCATACTTTTCCGATGAAGTTGGTTTCATATATTTTAGGAATGCTCTTGTTTTTGGAATTAGTCCTATTAGGCATAGGTACATTGATTTAGGTGATACTTCTTGCAAATATGGTTGTACATCTGCAATTAATTCTATCCATTCAGGTTTCATAGAAAGAAAACGGAGTATCATATAGTTACTCCATGTCTTTTTATCACTCTCATCAAGAGTATCCCAATATTTAGGATTCTTATCTTGCGTTATTGCGTTAATATGGTCAAATAATGTTTTAGCCATTTTTAATATCCAAATCTAATGAACGAGTTTCTGCTGCTTGTAATTTATCTTTTTGTTCTAATGCTCTTAGTTGAACAGGCTTCATAAGTTCTTGCTCTGCTCCACAATCACCACAAAGATACACTTCAAAAGGTATCATCATATCCTGGTCACCCCCATATGCTAATTTAGATAACTTTCTCATCTTCATAGCTGGTAAGAATGTTTTACCACCACACTCACAAAATACTGGTACTGATGCTGATATATCTACTTTTGGTTGTGGTTGTTGTGGCATTTCGCCTTGTCCGATAATGTTTGCCATTTATATTATATTTAAAATTTGTATTAAAGTTGCAGCAGTTGGTATTTCTTTATCAATTGCTGAAAAGTGTTTAAACTGCCCATCTGCCAAAAGAAGAATTACACCAGATGTATTATCCGCTGCATATTCATCCACCTTATCATAAAGTAAAGTAAATAGGTCAGTAAAATCAGTTACCTTACTATCTATAAGTGCCTGTCTGATTTTCATATATTTGTTTCTCTTATCATCGTTTGATTTAAGAATATCTAATACTTTCATTTTGTAATCATTCTCTAATAGATTTTGTACATCCACTTTTAACTTACCTTTTGTAGAATTCATTTGGCAAGTATTAATTACTTTACGAATATCAGGATATGATGAATCAATAATAGGAACTAAATCTTTTGGGTCAAACTCAATACTTTCAGCTTTCAGAATTTTACTCATTTGAATTGCCACATCCTTTTTAGTTGGTGGGATGATTTGGAAAGATTGACATCTACTTTGGATTGGTTCAATTACTTTCTCTACATAGTTACAAGTCAAAATGAATCGGCAGTGTGAACTGAAAGTTTCCATAATATTACGAAGCATTGGTTGTGCTAAGTAACTCATGTAATCAACCTCATCCAATACTACCACTTTCCATTTTTTGAATCCCATAGATGAAGCAAACCCTCTTACCTTATCTCTGATTGTATCAACATTTCTTTCATCGGATGCGTTGATAATCATATAATCACAATCAATTGATTTTACAATTAACTTAGCAAGAGTTGTCTTACCCGTACCAGCTTTTCCGTACAACAATAGGTGTGGTATATCATTATTTTCAATGAATATTGAAACTTTTTCCTTTAGGTGTTCATTACCCACATAATCTTCTAATTTAATTGGGCGATATTTCTCAACCCAAAGACTATGATTTACATTTTCTTCTTGATATTCAAACATATATTTTTATTTTCCAGTTGAACCAAATCCACCATCACCTCTTTCCGAATCTGAAAGTTCATCAACTTCCTTAAATTCAATTGGTGGGTACGGTATAATCATTATTTGTGCAATTCTATCGCCTACCTTATAGAAGTCATTTGATGTATCTTCGGTGTTTTTTGTCTCATCATAAAAACGTTCACCACCAAATATTTTATTAAAGGTAGCTTGGAGTTCACCTCTATATCCACTATCGCATACACCAACTGCATTACTTAAATCCAATCCAGTCTTTCTAACGGATGAACGAGGAAATATTAATCCTACAAACCCTTCAGGTATTTCTAAGGCAATACCCATGCCATATGTAATTTGTTCAGGTGTATCTTTTATAATTGTTGTTGCTACCAAATCCATTCCAGCATCACCAACTTTGGCGTACTTTGGAATTACTGCATTAGGATTGAGCTTCTTTATTTTCACTTCCATTTTGTAATTGTTTAAATGATTCTCTTTGTTTTTCTCTTAACTGCTTACCTTCTTCAGTAAGCTCTCTAGCAAATAATTTAAATAATTTTCCTGTTTTACTATTTTGAAAAGTAATATAAGAATTTTCAAGATTTGTAATTGAAAAAACTACTTTAGGATTTTCATCTGATGGTAGGTTTGAATCAGTCCATGCAAATATTTGTGGTTCATCTTCATCAAATTGAAAACACCATTCGCATTCTTCATATCGTTTTTGTTGTAAATTAATTTCACCAATTTGTTCTAATTGTTCAGATTGGTCTTCAATCTTTACTTCTTCTACTTTTTTTGTTTTTTTAGCCTTTGCCATATTGTTTTGTTTTTATCTTCCCACTTCACCTAAATACTTTTCCTTCATTTCTTCCCAACTCATTCCAATAGCATCTATGTAAAATAAGTGTTCAGGTTTTAATCTGCCTTCTTCATGCAGTTTTGTATATCTACTAATAGCATGTTTCTTCCACCATTTGTTGATGTAATCCACACCTTGCGCAAATTTATCTTTTAGTACTAATTGGTCTTCAGTAATTCTATCACAAAGGAAATCATTACCATTCTCATACATCATTGCCATATAAACACCTCTCTTAAAACCATGATGATATTCAGTTGCCTTAATACCACACTCCTTAAAGATTTGTCCTAATATCTTTTGTTTGATACCACTAACAGGTCCGTTAGCTTCATATCCCATATTAGCACCATTACGAGCTCTTTCTCTCGTAATATTTTCCATATACCAATCAGCTTTATTTTCTTTTAACCATTGATGCCAAGGGTCATAGAATTTATCATCGGGTTTAATACTAATCTTACCTGCTGATTCACCTAAAGTTTTGAAAAGTGGGATACCATTATATTGCGAATGAATTCCGTATAGTGACGTTGTACCAACTGCAATCAATACGTTATCGTATTTTGTTTTCCAATAGTTTCTAACTTCAGGTACGGTGGTCATCATAGCGATTAACTTACCACCTAAGAAGTTATAACCCAATGGTTGAGTACATACAATTGTAGAAGCAATAGTTGTATTATTTAACTTACCTTTTACAAACTTATCATCTTTAGTCCAACCAATGTAGTTATCTCTTACACCTAATGCAGTTACATCAGATGCTAAAGAAATTTGCCCCAATAGTTTTCCACTCACTCTATCCTTAACATTAATCTTAACGTTACGGCCAGGGTTTGCTGTGAAATCCATTGTGTGAATCATTCTACGGATTTGTGACCATTTAGTTGCTTCTTTGGCATCTTCTACTATTTCAACGTAAGGGTCTAACGCTTCAATTTCTTTTATCGTTAGCTCCTTATCGTTGATATTAGTTGGCCTCCATTGAGAATCATAGTAAGCTGCTATTTGGGATTTAGCCTGAATCATTGTAGGGTCTTGCAACTCTACCCACTTCTTATACAAAGTTTGCTCCTGCACAGACATCGTCATTAGATAGTCCATGTTTTCTTTTAACTTTTCTTTTTCAGTATCAAAGTCAAAGACAGGTTTTTGCGGTTCAGTATCCCAAAAGCTCATAATTACTTAATTTCTACGAGGTAATAGTTAGATGTGTAATCACCATCAGTAAATGATACGTGTGATAATCCTTTAGATGAAATCTTCAATGAAGAAGTTTTAGAACCTTTGTTAGCCATTAAGATAGCTTTCAAATACTTTGCTGAGAAAGCAATTGGTTCAATATCCTCTTTACATTTGCAATCCACACCAATAGAGATTCGGTTAGAGTTAATTGAAGAATAACCCAAAATAACTTCACCTTTCTTATCTTTACAAGTGAATGTAAATGTATCAGCGTCAGCCAATGCACCTTTTGATTTGATGAACTTATTTACAAAGTCATCATTCAATGTAATCTCTGCATCAAATTCAGGCAAAGCCTTCAAATCAGGTACCGCAGGAATTACTGAAGGAGCTGCTAACATGTATTGTACCTTAGTTCCTTTATCAGAGAACTTAACTGCTCCAGTTGTTTCTTCAACTGAAATTGCTTCATCCAATACACTCAACAATCCTTTCAATTGTGAAGTTGTATAGATACCGAATTCACCCTTTGGGAAATCATTTTCAGCTACAATAACATCACCTAAAAGGGTCTTGTCATCTGAAATCATTCTTACTGACAGATTCTTACCATCTGCCTTAATCATAACGGATTCAATCTCACCACCAAGGTTATAACGATTGATAAAACCATCAAATTTACTTTTGTTCATAATATACTTTTTATAGTTTAAGTTTTAGAAATACAAATATACGAAAAATTATTCAATCTACCAAATTAAAATGAAAAGAATTTTTCAGCCGTTTTAGCTGCGGAAAGAACCTCTCCCCAACCCAATGCTCCATAAAAATCCTCTAATTTCTTTAGGAGTTCTCTTTCAAAGATTTTATCATAATCTATATATTGGGTTACCAATTCAATTACTTCAGGTGCATCATTGTGTCCTTTGAATGCCAATCCTTCCAATCCATATGGATTTTGTTTTAGATATACCCATTTTATTTTATCACCATCTTTCATAGGTTCGTATTTAGATGGACAATTAAAGTGAATCAACAATTGATTATGTGCAATTGCTGCCTTAACGTGTGCAGGTGTTGCTGATTTAAATTGGAACATAGCCGTTTGTTCTTTTTTCTTTGGAAGATATTTAGATAACTCCTTAACCGCAGAATTCTTAGCTATACTAACAACATCCATTTTGGAAAGAGATTTTTTGAAAGCTTGAATCTTATCTGTCAAAATATCTTCAGTATCACCTCTTAGAATTTGAATAAGAACTTCACTCATAAACTTACGGAACTCCGCAGGGTATGATGAACGAACCACATCCAAACCTTTCACATCCAATCTATCCATAGGAATACCATTCTCCGCAATAATCCATTGAGCATATCTTTTCTTAGCAATCCATATACCACTTCTACTAACAAACTCTTTCTTAATTTGGAAACGATGTTTATCTACATTGAATATTTTTTTACCCAACATGTTATAGAAGTTATTGATATAGTCTTGCGTTTCACCAGCAATCTCATCAACTAATAGGGCAATCTCTTTATCATCCTTTTGTTTCCACTCAGGATACCTATGTTCTAATAAAGGTACTGCTGAAAAGAATACGGAATCAGTATCAATGTAAATGTTAAAATCTTTACCTTGCGTTCCTAACTCTTTGTTATATTTTATGTTTACCATTTCAGCAGTTGATTTAATCACTGTCTGACCTGTTAAGGTTACAGCTTCAGCGTTATCAACATCATAGAAACGGAAAGCAGGTAATCCCAGTACTCCATATAAAGAGTTCAATAAGATTTTTTGTACTGTCTGTCTTTTCTTATAGAATGCATACATCTCTTTATTACCTTCCTGTCCATATTTCTTTTCCAATTTACGGAATTCAACCCTTTGGTCAAACCACAAATCCAATATATCAGGAATACATCCTACTTTTTGTGTTGTATAGAGTACACCATTTGATGATACTGCGTATTTACTTTCATCAAATAGCTTCTTTAGATTTTCTTTTGAAATTTGCCTACCACCAATTGAATACATATCAACTTCACCTCTTAGGAATTTCTGAGCATCCCAATCATCAATCTTTGCCACCTTCGTTTCAGGTGATATGTTTGTTGTCATAATGATTGATGGATATAGTGAAGTTAAGTCCAAGTCATAAATCCATTCGTACTTACCAACGATAGGTGCCTTAACGTATGCTCCGATAAACTTTTCTTCGTTGTTCTCTCTGATAGCTTCCATACGTTCTTGTCTATCCGCAGGTTTGTTAGGTGCTACAATATTTTTACGTTTAAGGTAACATAGCATCGCACCTTCTAAAAATTTAGATGAATAAACAAAATCTTCGTATGGTACGTGTCCAGCATGGCATATACCTCTACAAAGGTCTACAAACTGCAACTTACGTTCCATATCAACCACCAATTGTACATCCACTAAGTTATACTCAATGAACTTCTCAATATCGTTATGAAACAATTCATCTAATTTACCCTGATATTCAACCTTACCTCTACCCAACTCTTTCATAGCTACCGTATCCAAACGATAGTTATCTAATTCAACATAGGTATATGCTTTGTATAATCCGATGTAATCCAAATAGGATACACCAGCCATAAAGAATCTCTTACGATAGGGTGACCAGAAACACTCACCAATAGGTGATAATCTATTAGCATGTCTTGCACCTAATAATCTTTTAATACGATTGTACAAATAAGGAGTATCAAAGTAATCAATGTTCCATCCCGTAACGATTGATGGATTTATCATTTCATATAATTCCAAATACTTTAGAATCAAATCTCTTTCATCTCTAAATGGGATTACACTACGATTACCGGTATTACTCTCTTTCATCTTACCGGCTTTATCCATAATCAAAACCCAATAGTGGTCAGTTGCAGAATCATGCAAACCAATAGCGGTTAATTCATTCTCTGCCTTTTCCATATCCGGCAGACCTGTTTCCATTTCAACTTCAATATCAAAGGTTAGAATAACGTGTCCATCTGAAGGTATATCCGAATCGGTATAGGTATCAACTAAAATACGAGTTGTTTCCGGTACATCCGATTCAAATAATTCAGGATCATCCTTTTTAAATTTGAATATTTTTGTAAGCTTATCACCATAAAGGGAAGTGTATTCGCCTCTGTCAGCTTTTTCGTATGCATATCTTACATATGGAAATGAACGATAACCAAGCCTATCATCCCACAAATGTACTAAATTCTTCTCTCTTTGGTAATATACGTTTTGATACATGTACTAAATATAATTATATAGCTGGAGCTATTTTCTTTTTACCTAATTTTTTATTTACTGTTGCATTTCCGACTAATGTTGTACTACCACCCTCAACAAAGTTTTTACCAAAATGGTTGTCAGATAAATCAGTGCCTTCTGCCAATTGTATTGGGGTAAACTCCTCATCTAAATATGAGTCCTGATAGTTTTGTATTACAACTGCGTTATACAGAGATTCAAGATTATCAGTACTACGATTAGCATCTATGTAGTTAATAATACCTCTACGAAGCCAATCTTCTTTAACTTCTTCAAAATAAGTTTCCATCATTTCCAACCTAAGATTTAACTTTCTAGTATCAGTACCAGCATTATGACCAGCGAACCCATGCTTATTTACCAAATTATCCTCAACAACTTTTTTACCCACTGTTGTTTGAATTTTTGCAATCTTTGGTTCTAATATTCCCGTATCGGGATTTTTAACTTTAACTGCTTTAGATACATCAGGAGTTATATCTCCCTTTTTATCAATATAGATATATGCAGTTTTTGCTGTAATTGTTTGTACCATTCTAATTAATTCCTCTGCATATAGAATAGGATTCTTTATATAAACACGCTTACCACTATCTTTAAGAGACTTTAAACAACCATATACAATAGCATGAGTAAATACAAAGAAATTTAATACATTAGACCAGTTACTACTTTGACCAGGTATAATTTTAATTACCTTCTTTTTGTTTGTTAAATCGTATTTACTAACAAACGCATTTGAAACAATAGACCAAACATTACTAACCTGAGTTAGTGTATTTGTACTTACTTTAGATGTGTAATCGCATATTTCATCCAATCCATTATCATCACTCCAATTTGAATACTTTGATTTACTCAACCATCCAATAGATGTGGCTATCATTTTTTCAAAACCACTTTTAGTTTCAACTTTATCAGCAGCCTTTTCACCACTCAATATATTAGATAAAAATCTTCTAATTTCTATGTTTCCAATTTTAGCAACAGGATTAATCAAATCTCTAATAAACTCAACAACAGGTGCCATTGAAATCATTCTAATACTCATCTTTTCAGGCATAGTTGATGAGTTTACAACTTTAAATGCCTTTTGTATAATTCTAAGATGCCCCTCAACGAACATAATTACAGGAAGTTTAGCATCTAAGAAATAATTCTTAACATTTTCATCCAAATCACAAAAAGCCTGTTCAGCTATTTGTTCGAATTTCGGTCTCTTTCCATCCGTATCGGCGAATAATTTATTCAATTCATCTGATTCAGGATAATATCTTTCTTCTTCGGTAGCCGGTTGTATCCACTTTACAAGGTGTTTAAACCTATGCTGTCCATCCAATAACACATATTTTCTACCTTTATCTTTTATGTCTTGAAATACCTCAATTGATTTTTCAATACTTTCAGTTGTGCCTTCGTTTTCTTTTATATCTAACAAAGACTTTAATACAGCATCAACATCAGCAAGAACTAATGGAGTTGCCCTACCAGTACCTTCATATAAGGCAATTAAAAAAGAATCCACTCTTTCAGCTGGCCATTGGTTAAACATTCTCTGCATTAACTTATCATCAATGTGAATTAGGGGCACCCATGTCATCAGGTCTCTAACTGTAATACTTTTAGGAATTGGAATACTTCTTTCTGCGTAAGGTCTAATAGCCATAATTAATTGTTTTAAGTTTTAAATTTTTTATGTTTTATACTATGTAAAGATACAAAAAATACCCGAAACTGCCAAAGAATTATCGGGTATTTTCATAAGTGATTGATAATCAATTAGTTGCCAATCCACTCATATCCGTTCTTAGTGAATTTAATCTCAGGAATCAATCTTAAAGCGTTCCTATATCCGGTCCATTTGATTCGTACACCCCAACCCATATGCTCTAAAATTTCAAATTTATTGGTAACTCCTTTCTTCTTTATGAAATCTTTTATTTTCAAAAGAGATTCAGTTTCGTTCATTGCCTTCAATTCAAATACACTATCCCATCCGTTAAACCATTTTGAAATACGTTCTTCCCAAACCATATTCTTAGCAAGTTCGGTTGTATCATATTCAATTGGGTTATCCAACATTTCATTAAACTTCTTAATAAAATCATCTCTATCTTCATAAAGGTATGGATATGGATTTGATGCTACACTAACCATTTCAGGATAACATAATTTATTTGGAAGTAAGTAAGGGCAACCAACCGAAAATCCATCAGTAGTTGATATACTCCAAGCTGAATATGTTTGGAATGTACCTACACCAAATTTAATTTTGGAAAGGAAATCCATATACTCATCTCTACCTGTCAATTTTACTCTTTCATTCCAAGGCCTATCCACTTGTGCTAATGTAGTATATACTTTGAAATCTTGTCTCTTTTCCCAAATCTCATCTACACACTTCACAAACCATTCCCATCCGGTATAACCAGCATCTCTATGATTGAATATAACAGTCTTATCTTTATAATCAGAAACTTTTCTTGGATTAACTCTATCAACCCCCAAATAATGTGGTTGAATAATTTGTTGTAATTTATCCAAAACATTTTGATTATAATGATTTGCTGCATGTTTGATTGTTAATTGCTTTAACCAATCACTATTAACTCCACACTCATCCATTTGTAACAAACCTGCTACTGAAGCATCTAACATATGTTTTGCATATGGTGCGTTTTCAGGAACTTCAAACCAATGTGAGTAACCAATAATTTTTGGAGCTATGTTTGTATTATTGAATACACAATTTGCAATCTGATTTGTGTGTTCAGGCAAATGTGTATAGATAATATCCCAATCGTTATGTTTCCACTTAATATACTCCATAAATTGAAGTGAATCAAAGTGGGTACGCATTTGATTAATATACGTTGGAAGGGTATATATCCGTTGGTCCACATTTGGAAAGTTTAGTGACTTTACAAATTCAGGAATAAGGATTGTAAAATGTACTTTCCATCTTTTACTTATAAATGGAATAACTCTACGAAGAACTTCTACCAAGCTATCAGCTTCTAAATTTTCTCTATATGTGTAATTTCCATAAACTAATATTTTGTAATCATATTGTTCATTCTCATACTTGTCTACTAAGAAATCAGTAATGTCTCTTGCCATATTTTATTTTGTTTAATTTATTTTTACCAAAAATTTTCAGTACCTTCCGGCACTTCGTATGTTGTTAAATGATGTACAACTTCAGTATTAAAATCCACACTATTTTTTGGATAGGGTTTGATTTCATGCTTCAGTGCTTTCATCAATTGTTTTTTTTCTTTCTTATCTTGCGCCAATATTTGAATGTATCGGTGCTTTGGTGGCTCCATTCTTCTCCAAAACTCTTTATATCCCTGCTTACCAATTTCTCTTTTAAGATGGTCTAAGTTACCACTACCCCACATTGAGAATACAGTTCTACTATGAATCCAATCGTATGGTTCTTTTTGTAGTGAGATACCCCAATTAGGCATCAATGCAATATCAGATGAAATACCCTGATATATCCAATTGGTTGCTTGATATATTCCACCCAAATGCTCTTGTCCAGCATCTGCATAGGATAGTAACAACTTAATGTTCTTATCATTTTCTTTCAACCACTTAAAGGATTGTGATATAGCAAATGATTCAATATTAGAACCATACCCATCATCACAATACAAACGTGTCAACTCTAATGCATTATCTTTCGTCAATCCTTCACAAATAGAAGTTGCTGCTTTTGCTCCAACAGGAAATCCATAAATGATACAGCCAATTAGTTTATCACCATCAAAGGTACTAGCATCCTCTGCTTTGTAATAGATACCTAATGCGTAACGGCAAGAAGTCCAAGCGTGAGTGTAGTGTTTCTTAACAATAATATCCTTAGCGATATTCTTTGCTATTGGTGCTACATACACTTTACTTACATCACAATATTGTTTACCTTCAACTTTCATTTTTCTTTTTATTGGCCATAGCCTTTTCTAAGGTTGATTGCTTCTTTACTAATCTAGCTTCCTTCATTTGCTTCTTCATCATCTTATCATAACCTGGAGGAAATTTGTTCTCAACTGAAATTGGTCCATTTGGAAATTTCTTTAAATCATATTTCCAAATTGATTCAACCCCATCATCATCTTTATACACATACTCAAACTTAGTTGGTTTATCTATTGGTTTTTCGGGCCACCTTCCCATATAATAAATTTATACAAATATACAAAATTATTTTGAATCTACCAAATTTATCGGGTCCATTTTATAAACTTCATCAATAATATCTAATTCTACCTTCGGATATGGTAAGACCTCATGTTTAAGCGATTTTAAGAGTGCTTTACGTTCCTTCTTATCTTTGGTTAGAATGTACACATATCGGTGCTTACGGGGTTCTCTTTTAATCCAGAATGGGCTTGTAACCATTGTCTGAATTATCTTTGGGTCATTCGTTCCGTACTTCACATAGGATGTTCGAGAATGATGCCATTCATCATCCTCACTCCATTTGAAACTCCAACTATCTGACCATCTGATTTTGTTACCCTGATATATCCAATTGGTAGCTTGATATACCGTTCCTAAGTGTCCAGCGTTTGGGTCTGAATAAGATATTAGTGCTTTGATGTGTAGTGCGTTTTCTCTTAACCAATCAAATGTTCTTCCAACAAACCAGCTCTCAATATTACTACCATACCCATCAAATACAAAAAGGCGTGTCAATTCTAACACACCATCTCTTGGTAGTAATTCAGAAATAGATGCACCTGCATTTCTACCAACCGGGTCACCATAACAGGCAACTCCAACTAACTTTTCATTTACACCACTAAAAAAAGAATGTTCTTCATCAGACATATAAAATAATCCTATGGCATAGGATACCTTTGTCCATATACCACTATAATGGTTATTGACAATAATATCCTTTGCTATATTCTTATTGATTTCTCTTATTGAGAATTTGGATATGTCACAATATTGTTTACCTTCTACTTTCATAAGCTACCAGACCAAAATTCATTTAGATGTGCCCAAGTTTTACGTTGGATTATCTTCATTACATTGGCTGGAGAAACTTTATTGTTTCGCGCAATCACCTTTATATTTCGGTGACCCATACTCCATAATCTTCTGATGTTTAGAACTTGCTCATCTGTCAACTTTGCAGCTGGATGAGTTTGTCCTCTTAAAATAGCCATGTAACCTTTATTATTAAATTTATTTTATTGCTTCGTTGATAGCATTTTTGTAAGCCATCTTTGAAGTTAGGCCTTGAAATCTTTCAATTATCACACCATCTTTTTCAACAACTACCAATGGAATTGATGTTACACTATATTGTTGTGCTTCATTTGGAGAATTATCTACATCATATTCAATGAAAGTTGCCTGTCCATTAAATTCTTCTTTTAATTGTTCCAAAACAGGTTTTAGCATTCTGCATGGTCCACACCATTCTGCTCCAAATTTTTTAATCGTTACCATTTTCTAAGTGTTTAAATTGTTTTTCTATTTTTATGTTACCAGCCTCATGCTTTGGTTCGTAAGGACAGTGTCTACATCCACTTCCACAACAGTAGCCACGCTCTATGTGGTATTGTGGAGTAAACACAATCCTACTACCCTCAAAGTAATACAGCTCCTCTCTTTCTTTATTTAACTTCACAAGCTCCTCCTGCACACGCAGCCTCCGCACTCAAGTCGGTGTTATCTTCCAACTCTATAACTTTACTTAAATCAACATCTGATAATGTTTTTAAAAGTTCTTCGTATTTTTCTTTTGTACAATCTTCAAATGGTGCTTGAATATAAGTTCCACCATCATAAGGTAATACTGATAATCCGTTGTAGAAATCTTTATTTTCCCACATCCATTCACCAACTGCTTTCCACTCATGCTCTCTGATAGAAATTGTAGCAGATACGTTGTGTGTATTGTTACCACTTCTATGGCCAGGCTTAACCCACTCACCATGCACCTTCTTAACTCTTTCTAAAAGTTGAAGTGGTGATTCGGTTCTAAAGATTGAACCTTCCGGTGCTTTTTGTGGAATACCAATTACTGCGGTATCATGTGGTCTAAAGTATTCATCTTCTACCAATTCAGGATGATGCAATACTAAGTGTGAATAGATACTTTCGTTTTTACCTACTCTTACTCTACGAATGTAATACTCATTGTGCCAAGCGTGAATACCAGATGATGTACCCAAAGTTAATGATGTAGTTCCAGCAGGCTTTACAGTTGTACATCTTGCTGAAGCGTTGATACCAATTATTTCCGCTACTCTTTTATTTTCTTCTTTCACAACTTTAGCTGCTGCTTTCATATCATGCTTTAGAATAGCACCACTACCAATACCTGTCATAGATACACCAATAAGTGCATCCTTTTCAGTTGTTCTTTGCCAAATTGGTCTTAGGTAATGGAAATCAGTATAGCCGGCTTGTAATGTTCCGATGAATGATGCTGCTTTTACTCTAGCTTCTAAATCAGCTTGGTCTATAATATCACTTACATTTACTTCACATAAGTTACAAAACTGATAAGGTCTTAATGCAATCTCACAACAAGGATTAGTTCCCCAATCTTTATCGTTTGATAAGTAGATACCAGGTTCACCTGCTCCACTTGCTTCAATTCTTTTCCACAAATCCATAAAGTATTCTTTTGTGATTTTGTGTCTCATCAATACTGCTGAGTTGTTTGCTCTACCTCTTTGTGGATTTGTTTCCCACCATGCACCACTCTTACAACTAATCATCTTCTCATCGGTTGCTGAGAATAATGAAATAAGAGCTGCTCTACGAATACCACCTGCTAATACAGCATCAGCGATGTGGCAAATAATATCATGCACTTCAATTGGTTCTAATTTATCACCATCTTTGTGTGCATCTAAAATACCTTCTACTTTAATCAAACACTCTTTAAGTGGTTGTGGACCAGGTGCTTTACCACCCGATGTAATTAATCTTGCTCCTTTTGGTCTAATATCTCTGAAATCAAATACAGGCTTACTACCACCAAAGAAATAAGCTTTTACCAGTACCTGTACTGCATCTGCCCAACCTTCAATAGAATCACCTACTAAAAATCTTCTTGTCTTATCAGCGTTTGGTTTTCTGATTTCAGGCAATTGGTCTACATGATGTTTTTGAACTGAATAACCTACACCAGTACCACCCAATAATAAGAACATAATTTCTGCAAATACTCTCCAATCATCAGCTGGTGCGAATGCACAATTATAAATTCTATTTGGGGAAATTTCAATTGGTTTGCCTGCAAATTGCATAGAACGCATTGAAGGTAAAACCTTTTTATCGTACACAAATTTGTAGTTCTCTTTAATCTCTTTCTTTAAGTTTGGATACTTCTTAATATGCATTTCCATATTACGAGTTACCAATTCTTCCCATGTTTCCCTTCTTTGTAATTCAGGAACGTACTTAGCGTATTTCATATACACTGTAATGTCCGATAAAATTTTTGTTGAAATGTCCATAATTGTTTAAATGTTAAAATGTGAGTAAATATTTTTTCAGGAAAACCTGAAAATAAAAAAATAAATATGTGGTCACTCACCAAACAACATACTTTTGTGGATAAAAAATCCACTTTTTTTAAAATATTTTTAGGTGTCAACAACTGACCCTATTAAAACATATGAAAGGGGAGAGTTACTCCCCTATCATTATGCTGCCTTTTGCTCTTCTGTTGAAGCTTTCTTATACGCGGTTACTAATTTCTTCAACTCACCAATTGCTTTTCTAGCTCTTGCTTTGTTTACTTTCTTAGTACCATTGTGCTCAGTTTCAAAAGTTGTGAATAGAGCTTTCATTTTTTCGAATAGTTCTTGACTGTTCATAGTTTTTGTTTTTAAATGTTTATCCTAATCCCGTATTGGTATTTGTTTTATTACCAATCGGCATTGCTTCCATATACTTTTTATGTAACAATTGTCTTTCCATTTCGGCACCATTTGCACTTTCCTTAGTTGCTATCATTCCATCTGGCGATGTTGCTGTGTAAACATCTAAAGTACCATGCGTAGTATCCATCTTCGCTGGGAAGGTGATACCATCTTGTCCGAAACGATTCTTCATAATATGCACCCTAGCGGTATTGTTCAATTTATCTTTAGCTTTTCTACTCAAACTCATAATAAAATCTGCGTTCATTACTTTAGCGTAAGAATCTGCAATCTTATCTGCTTCAATAACTTCCGAATCAATTGCTGAACGATTGGTTTGCGATGCTGTCCAAATTGGAATTCCTAACTCACCACTCATTCCTCTTAAATCAATATACACACCACCTTGCTCAGCGTATGTACTATCGGTTTTGTTAGAATGTGATAATAGTAAATCGGCGTAATCCACAATAACTAAATCGGGCTTATTACCGGCTGCCATCATCTTTTCTAAATGAGCTTGAATTGTTTTTGAACTTGCTGCTTTAGGTGGGAAGTATTTTATTTTGAGTTTACCTCTCAACTTCTTTAATGCGGAAAGTACTTGTTCTTTTTTCTCTGCTAAATCATGCGATGCTATGTGTGAGAATACGGTATCGTATCTCAAACCAACATACTCTTGTGATAATTCCAAAGAATAATGTGCAACGGTCATACCAGCTCTTACAGCGGCTGCTCCTAAAGCACATAATACCCAAGTCTTACCAACACCAGAAGGTGCTACTACCACTCCTAATTCGCCAGGTCCTAAACCACCATTCATTAATTCGTTGATACATTCCCAATCAGTTGGTACAGTATCACGTTTTGTTTCATCGTATCTCTTTTCAAAATCAATAAGATAATCCATTCCCAAATCTGAATCAACACCTACTTTCATTGCCTTATCAACCAAGTCTTTGATTTTATCATAGTTGCCCGATTTCAACAAATCAATAGATTGTACAATTACATTCTTTAAGTTTTGGTTTATACAAAATGATGTGAACTCATCTTTGATATATGCTAAATCAGTATTACCAATTTGTCCATATACTTCTTTGAGTTGAGTTACGATTGTCTTTTGTAGAGATTGGTTTTCAAGTTTAGATACTTGAACTTTGAATACATCTAACGAAGGTACTTTATTGTAATCTTTATGATGCGATACAATTTCATCCACTATCCATTTATTTGCTTCGGATTCAAAGAACTTCTTATGGATTACATCTGAAAGTGTATCCATCATTCGTTCATCCGTAAGCAAAGCAGATATTACTTTGGTCTGAAATGATTGCCCATATTTTGAAAGTGTATCTTCGCTGTGCATAATTTAATTGGTTTACAAATATACAACAATTTAGTGATTACACCAAATTATTTTACTATTATATTTGTATAAGTTGATTTTAACCAATCGTTTATGTCTTTCCAGTTCTGAAGGATTTTATACTTCATAGCGGCTTTGATAAATTCCATCTTATCAAACTTTTTGTTTGGTTCAGCGAATCTATCATTTATTTTCAACTTCGTATTTGTATTGATATGTGGTTCTTGCAATTGCATGATTTGTCTATTTCGTAACACATCATTTTTTGATGCAAGTATATCTTCATAGATTTTGGCTTCTCCCTTTTTATCTTCACATATTTGAAAGAACTCATCAAAAGTTATTTCTCTATCTTCAGTTAATTCAGGAAATCTTTTAAGAACAGTCTTTAATCCACATCCCTTAACGCCAGGCACATTATCAGAGTTATCTCCATCTAATGTTCTGAATAGTAAAAGGTTTTGTGGATACAATCCATATTCTTCTTTAACCATTTCTCTATTGTAAAGTTTCTTTTTAGTTGGTGAATAGACAAATGTCTTTTCATCCACTAATTGTAAAAAATCTTTATCGGTAGAAACAATGAAACATTCTTCACCTTCACCAAGCACATGCTTAGCAATGTGTCCAATTACATCATCTGCTTCTATACCATCATATATCATTGTAGTGATTGGTAAACTATCTAATAGGTCTACTAACCACACAAATTGTCTTTTCATTGAAAGTTGCTCATCTTCTTGAGACATCATTTCTGGGTATTGTCTATTAACCCTAAAACGATTCTTACCTCTATCAGCTTTATATCCTTCAAACAATTCTTTCCTACCTTTAGAACCACCCTTACCATCAAAGGTTAAGATAACTCTAGTTGGATTGAATTGGCGGATTGAATATCCGATTGAATTTAGTGAACCAATAACTCCACCCGTATGGTCACCATCCTCATTCATTGTGGGGTTGGTAGTCCAGCTACGGATGAAGGTATTGAGTCCATCTATGATAAGAACTCTACCATTCCTCACCCTTTGGATGTTGGCAGTATGTTCTACTTCTACTTCATTAAGTAATTGTTTGTAAAGTTCTTTCATTTTTTGTAACCTTTATTAATCACCTATTACTTCTGAGTCTGTCACCAAACTATCAGTATCAAGTGAATCTTTTTTGTATTGTGAAATTGTTGCTTCGCAAATCCTTTTATAGATTTGCTCCCTAACTTCATTGTTAGCATCTAACGTTGAAGGGAAATCTTTGGATTGGAATTTAATCACTTCACCAGTATCAATATCAGTATATTCATACCAAGCTCCTGATTGTTTTACAATACCATTGTCCTTCATTATTGCTAACCAAGCTCCATAGTTATCAATTCCTCTGTCAAAGAAGATATCGAAATCGGCGGAACGTAACGGCGGTCCCATCCTATTCTTTACTACCTGACAACGTACTTTGATACCTACGATTCTTTCGTTACCATTCTCCTTAGCCTTAATAGTTCCCATACTCTTTAATCTCAAACGAACTGAAGCATGGAAAGCGATTGCTTTACCACCACTTGTTGTCCAAGGGTCAGAGAAAGGCATTGCGTTCATTTTCTGTCTTAACTGATTTGTGAAAACCAATGTGATTTTCTGTCTACCAATTAAGTTAGTGATTTTACGCATTGCTTTGGAAATAATGATTGCCTTATCGGTAGCGTAACCATCTTTACCATAATCTGCTTCCATTTCTTTTTCAGTAGATGCGGCGGCAACGGAATCCACCACAATCGTTACATACTTATCTTTGGATTGCGTTCTTACTTTTTCGATGATTGTTTCGGTGTACTCAAAACATTGTTCAACAGTCTCAGCTGCTACATACAACATCTTAGATACATCAACTCCGATAGCTTCTAAGAACTCTCTACTTACGGCATTTTCAGTATCAATCAACACAGCGATACCACCTAACTTTTGTGTTTCGGCAAGTAAGTGTGCTGAAAGTAATGATTTACCACTTTGCTCAAGTCCTGTCACTTCGGTAATTCTACCAACAGGCAAACCACCATAAGGTCTATTGGAAATAGCAACGTCCAACAACGATGCTCCGGTTGAAATCCAACCATCTACATTTGTTGGTGCTTCATCAGAATCCAAAAAGAATGCTACTCTTTGGTCCTTTGATTGTTTGTTTAGTGACTCGGCCAGCACTGCTGCCAAATCAACTTCTTTAGTTGCTTTTGCCATATTCTTTATAACTTATTTTATGAATTGAAAAGGTCATCAAATGCTGCTGCTACATCATCTAATTTCTTAGCTGGTGCTGCCGCTGGTTTTGATGGAGTTGTATCAAATGGTGCGTCATCCTCATCTTTCGCTGTTGAAGAAAGGGTTTCAGCTGATGCTGATTTCTCATCTTCAGAAGCTGCGTTAGATGGGTTTAACCAACCTTCTAATACATTCTTCAATTCTGCATAAGTTAATTCAGAATAAAGTTCGGTGATTTCTTTTTGCTCAGAAAGAAACTTATCATTTTCAGCTTTAGTTGTTGCTAATGGTGTTTCTTTTGGCTTAACACGAATTGTTGTTACAGGGTAAGAAGTACCACTGTCTTCTGCGGATACAACTTCAACGGTAATATCTCTACCAGTTTCAGGATCGGTAATATCACCATAATCAGGATCAGCCATATAACCAAGAATTTCTTGATATACAGTTTTACCAAAGCCCCAGAATCTTACACCTTCACCTTCCTCACCTCTTACCAATACTGGTACGAAGGTTCTAAGTTTCGGCTCCATTTTCTTTGCAGCTTTCCAATCTTCCTTATCACCCATTCTTTTAAGTTTATCAGCAAACTCAACGATTGGGTCAGGTCTGCCAAAACTCATTGGAGATAAGTAAGTTTTGTTGTTGATGTTGTAGTGAAAATAAAGTTCAATAAAAGGATTCTCTTTATTGAATTTGTACGGCACCAATCTGATTGTGTGTTTGCCTGGTGCTGGCTTCCAAAGTTCTACTGTGGTTCTTTGGGTGTTTTGCAGTTTGTTAAGTCTGCTCTTAATTGCGTCTAAATTAATAGCCATTTTCTTTTAAGTTTTAAGAGTTTAAGTTTTAAAACGTTTATGTTTTAAGGTTGGATTATAGTGTCTTTCCTACACTTCCGTTACACATATAAATATAAAGGAGATACAAATATACAACAAATTTCTGAGATTTCCAAATCTTTTTTTGCGGTATATTTTATCATAAAAGATGTAACAAATATAGGAAAAATTTGTGACAAATCCAAATAAAAAAGGGAGTATTTAACTCCCCTTCTTTTATGCTAACAAATGATAGTATTCTTTAAAGTGTTTTATACGGTCTGCCAATCCAATTGTACCACCATTTACTCTTTTAGTAATAGATGTTACTACCGCATCGGTTGCACCACCATCAGCCATTATATGTAATTTATTCTTATTGAAGAACCATGCTGCTGAAAGTAAAGCATATTTAGATGCTACTACATCAGGATTAGATGGAATATCTTCACCGATTGCTTTACCAAATGCGGTATAGTTATCCTTTCCTGTCAATTGGATATAACCACGTCCTCTGAATTTGTAGCCTTCGCCACTCGCCTCATCACCATTACCCATACGAGATGCATATACTTTATTTGCAATCTTTTGTGGGTTTCTTTGATATGCGTTTGCTATAGCTTCAGTTGGGAAATACTTTTTGAATATACCCATTAAACCTTTTGCTGAATAGTTTAAGTTTTCTTGCGTTGCTTTGAATCCGCCACTCTCATGTCCACATTGTGCTAAGAAGTGTGCCAATCTTAATGGAGTGTTAATTTGGAATTTAGCTGCCGTATCAGGAATCATTGCGATTACTGCATCTGGAATATGACCTTTTAATTTATCTAATTTCAATCCACCAACAGGTGCAATAGGTGCAGGTGGTGCAGGCGCTGGTGTGTTTTCACCCATAATTTTTGCCCAGGTTCCATCTCCTACAATACCATCAGGATTTAATCCATTTTTTAATTGAAATGCTTTTACAGCTTCTTCAGTTTTTGGACCGTAGTTTCCTATTGGTTCTAAACCTAATTTTGTTTGTAGTTGTTTAACGTGTTCGTTATTATCACCTCTTTTTAATAACATCCTAATATTATTTATTTTCGTTAGATATAACTTCTTTACCTTCACCAAAATCAATTACTTCAAAAACTCTTGTCTGAATTTTCTTAGTACCTTCAGCGTTGGTTAATATTATTGAATTTTTAAATTTCTGCCAATTGATGACAAATGAATTATCCAATACACCACCATTTTCTTCTTTTACCAGTTCGTTAAGTGCGTTGATAGTATATAGTGTATTTGATTCTTTCTTTCTGTGTATTAAAATAGTGTTTTCCAACGGAGTATCCGGTTGGAAAGCTGTATCAATATTGTATGTGATGAATAACTCATCTAAATTACTCTTATTTTGGAGTATATAGATGTAGTTATACACTATGTGGTAAGTTTCACGAATTAATTGTAATGTATTTTGTAACTCACCTTTCGTTGTAAACGTACATAGTAACTGTGTTTTCATCCTCTTTTTTCCCTTTTTCTTTTATTATCTATAAATATGAAAATTCGGATGAAAGGATATTTTCAGTTATTTTATCCGTATATATTTTTGTTAGCTGCTTCTAGTATTTTTGCAAATCTTTTATCTAATTGCATTTCAAACTTAATTTGGCCGCCATATCCAACACCATCTTCTCTAGCAACAATAGTGGCAATTGGTATTACTCTACCTTTTTTACCAGCTTTGTATGCCAAATATGGTGGTTCTTCATTGGTTACCGCAAATAAACCTTGTTTGATTTCTTCAAAGTTTGATGTTTGGAATATATTTTGCAATACAGCTCTATCTAAAGAATTAGGTCCAATTGCCATAGATTCTTCACCTTCACCAACTGCTTTCAATGGAAACTCCTCTCTAATAGCACCCAACATACCTTGCTTCAACTTAGGATTACTTCCCAAAGAACTAATTACAGCTTTTTGGTGAGCTTTGTGTACATCTTGTACATTTTGTAGATATTTAACTGCTCCTTTATCTCCCTTCTTTGCTAAAGTGGTAATTGCTGATAATACTACTTTATTAATATCTCTACTACCTTTACCTGCTTGCAATTTAGCTACTGCTGTTACTAAATCTATTTTTTTAGATTTAACAATTGCTTGGAATTCTGGGTCATTAGCTACTGCATTTTGTAATTTTTTAATATTAGCTTTTCCAAAATCTCCTAAAGCCTTTCTTTGATTCTTTTGATATACATTTGGATTAATATCATCAGGAATATTCGGGTCCCATTCAAACAATTTACCCGTGCCAGAATTTAAGAAGTTTACTGCTGTTGATTTCTTTAAAGATACTTCATCTAATATTTCTTGTCCATCTTTGGTTTTAATTTTGAAATATGCATCAGTTGAAAATCCTTTATTCTTTTTATAATCAGCCAATCCCATTGCTTCAACCTCACCTTGAGTATCCCAACTACCAGCCTCAATTGTTGCGCCAGGATATTCTTTAGCTAATCTATTTCTAATAGCTCTTCTGTTGTTTACTGCGGCTTTAATCCAACTTGTACCAACAACCCTACTACCTTCAACTTTTAATTTAGGGTTTGCTGCTATTTGTTGCTTTTCATGCTCTAATAAAGAGTTAAATAATGCTGCCGCTTGTTTATCATCTAATGTAGTTGAAATCATAGTCATCAACTCACCCGCTTGTGCTGATATTTGTCCAGCTCCACCAGGTAAATCTGAAAAATGTGACCACTTTGCTGTTTCTGTTGTTGCTCTAGTGTTCATCATTCTTTCCAATGCTTTTAAATGTCTTGGTGGAACTTTTGCATTAGCATATAATTCTTTTGGTAATTTATATGGAGCCGGTGGAGGTCCTATTTGGAATTTTTTATTTTTTTCTGCAAATTTAGCATCATCAGGTTGTTGCTTCTGAAGGAATTCTTTTGATTTTAAAGTATCTACCTTAGAAAGTGTTTTGTCTTTACCACCAATAATTCTAGAACCTTTGGTTGGTTTAGTAGCTTTTGCGGTTGGTTCTAAATCTTTTTCTTTTGTTTTTCTAAAACCCAAACCTTGACCAGGAATTTCTTTTGGTTTTTTTTCAGTTGCTCCTAATTCACTATTACTAACGCCTGCTTTTTTAAGTAATCCAACTGCTGATTGATATGCTTGTATTTGTCCTTTGTTTTTAGAACCTTTGTATTTTAGTGCAGATGCTACTTTAATATCTTTTCCTGTTTCTGGATTTTTTACCGTTTGATTCAAAACATCATCTGCTTTTTTTATAGGATTTTCATTTAAAATCTCTAATATAATTCCATCAATTATTGAAATTTCTTTTTTCATTGTATCTTTTTCTTTCTTTTTATTATATGAATCAATCATTTCTTCCATTTGTTCAGGACTAATTTTCATATTTTCCAACCCATCAGCAATCATTTCGGTAAACTTAATAAATTGTGCATCCATTTCAGCTTCACCTTCAGCATCCGCAAATAATGCTGCTCTACCAGCTCCTTTTAGGAAAGTTTCTGCAATAACATGTGGTACAAATTCAATAGCAACGTGCTTAGCAAAACCAACTGCACCATAGGATAATCCACCCATAGCTGCACCAAATAGTGCGGTGGTTACTATTTTAGTACCAACTGATTTAATTGCATCTTTTTCGTGATGTGATAGAGAATTCCATCCACCCGCTTCACTAAATAGTTTTCCAACAGCAACACCAGCTGTTTTGAATTCTTTTACTTCATGTTTAAACCCATCTTTTACTGCTTTCCAAGCACCAGAAGCTTTATCTCTTAACCTTTCACTAATACTCTTTCTTGCCTCAGAACCAGGCTTATGATACCCCATATTGAAGTATTCCTTTTCTTTCTTATTCCAATTTTTTAACTTTTCTTTTATTCTAGATAAAGTTGATGGTTTTGTAGAAGTTGCTGGTTTTGGTTCATCTTTTTTCTTTCCCTTACCACTCATTGTTTCAATACCCATCTTTTCAGCAAAAGCATTTGCTCTTGGGATGTGTGTTTCAATATCCTCATCAACAATACGAACTTTCATTTTAATTGGTTCTTTATCACCATTAGGCGGAGTATGTTTCATATTATACGCCTGAATTGTTGCCCATCTATGGTGCCCATCAATTACATATCCATCTCGTGTCACCATTATAGGTGCTGTAATAAATGGATTGTTCGGGTCTTGCTCTAAAGAATTTACCATGCCCACAATTTGCTCGCCAACTAATTCACTTTGAGTTGCTTTTAGTGATGATGCAGGTACTTCAACAGGATCACTTACATTTATACCTTCTGATTTTAAATAATCTTCAAATTCTTTTTCTACATTAACATGCTGAGTGTTTTCTTTTGCATACAAATCATCATACTCTTGTTTCTTGTCTGCAGGGATTTCACCATCGTTAGGTAATCCCATTTTCTTTCTTACATTTTGGTCAGCAATTCTTTTTGCTTTTGCTTCACCCTCAGAACCAGGTTTTGGTTTACCACCTAATTGTGGCATTTTATCTCTTGGTATTCCTATATTTTCATCACAGAATTTATTTGTACCAGGAATTGATACTTTACATAAATCCCAATGTGGTGGTTTGTTTTCATCCTTAACTGCAGCAGAAAATTCTTTTTGTAATTCAGGATTATCTTTTAATGCTGGGTGTTTGAATCCAAATGGTAATGGATGTACTTCTTTAAAATCTGCTGGTAGTTTACCCTCAGCTTTCATTTTTTCAATTACTGCCTTTTGTGCTCTTTCTTCTTCATCCAATACATCTTTGTAAAAATCATCTAACTTTGTAGAAACTTTATTTACAAATTTAGGATTTGGATTTTCTTCATTTTGAGCAGGTATATCAGTTCCCTCAACATTACCCTTATCATCAACTTTTGGTTTTAACTTTGGGTCAGGTTTATATTCACCCTTTGGATTACCAGGTTCCGCCGGCTCCTCTTTTCTAGTTGGGGGAGCAACTTTTTTATCTGTTGGTGGTGTTTCACTCTTAGGAGCTTCTGGTTTTTGTTCGGGCTCTTTGTATGATGCCGCTGCTGCTTTAGCTTTTTGAGTTGCTTTTTTTACATCGTTTGGTGGTAATTCTTGAACTTTAATTTGTTTACCATTTGATAAAGTTGCCGTAATTGTTTTTTCAAATAAAGCAAATACATCTTCAGTAATAATATCCGAAAATGCTAAATCAACAACCCACTCCGTTCTTACATATTTTGCAGGTCCATTTGGCTTATCGGAATAATAACCACCACCTACACTATAAATTTTATTTCCAGAAGATGATGTTGCCTCTTGACCAGGCTTTTCTTTTTTAATATCTTCTTTATCATCTTTCGTATCTTCCGGCTTTTCTTTTGGTTGCTTTGTATCCTTTGATTTTTTTGACATTTTATCAACAAGCTCAACATGACTTTCACCGGCAATTGTAATAGGTATTTTACCTTGTGCAGTTAATTCTTTATTTTTTTCAATTAAATTTTCATCTCTAATTTCATTAAATGCTACTTGAATATCATTTATTTTTGTTCCTTTATCGCCATTATCTTCTGGAAATGCTAATCTATATAATGTTCCTTTATCTCCACTACCTTTTGGATTTTCTTCACTTGGAGACTCTCCAGTTGGGTTATCCCAATTTTCTATTGGTGGTAATCCTGCTTCTTTAGCTGCATCTTGTAAGAATTGTTTACCATCATCATCTAAAAAATCATTTGGTGACATTGTATCAGTACCCTCACCCTGTCCAATCATACTAGCCCAATTACCAGCTTTAACTTGAGAATCGTTAAATCCAGTTTTTTCTTTTTGTTTTTGGTATAGTTTGGATTGGTCATTATGTACATCCATATCATCACCATCCCATGTATCTACACCAGCACCCATTTCTTTAAACTTCGGAGCTGCATATTTCATCTCATCGTTAAATTCTAACTCACCTGCATCATTAGTTGCTCCGCCTTCACCTACAAACACAACATCTTTCCATCTTTCTTTTGGTATCTTAGATTTAACATCATCCAATATATCATCAACCATTGCTGTGTTTCCGTGCTTTGTTCCATATACGAATCCACCACCTTCCATTTCCATTGTTTGGATTTCTTCACCGGATTTCTTTCCTTTAAATTTTTGTGCTTTAGATTCCGGGTCATCATTGGCAGGTTCTCTCTTTGCTGGTTCAGATGGTTGTTGTTCTCCGGCAGTACCAGTTGTTTCACCTTGCTTTTTAGGTGCAATTCCTATATCTTCTGCAAACTTATTACACATTGGAATTGCATCTTTAATATCCATATCAACAACTTCACATTTCATTGGTATTTGCTTATCAGGATATTTTGCGTTATATGCTGCTATTGCTGCCCATCTATGGTGTCCATCAATTACAAATCCATCTCTACTAACATATATAGGACCTGTTATACCTGGGTGGTTAGGGTCTTTTTCTAAAGCTCCCATCATTCCAACTACTTTATCACCACCCAATTCAGATTGCGTTGCTTTTAATTTATCAGCAGGTACTTCAGTTTGAGTTGTTGTAATTCCTTTTTCTTTTAACATTTCTCTAAACACAGGTTCAGTATCTACTTCACCATCTTTGTTTAGTGGCATTTTTTCTGCTTTACTACCAGGAACCGGCTTACCTTTGAATTGTGGCATTTGGTCTCTTGGAATACCTAAGTTATCATCACAATATAAGTTAGTACCCGGCACAGTTATATCACACAAATTAATATCAGGTGCTTTTTCACCTTTAGCTTTTGCATCAGCAACAATTTGCTGAACTTTACTAATATCCGTATTGAATTTTTTTAATTCTTCTTTACCAATTCCATCTGGAATATCAGATGGTGCTCCAAATGTATCAGGATCTGCTTCAGGTATTTCATTCTTTACATCTTGTGCTGGTATTGGTTCAAACCCGTCCTTCTTTTTAGGTTCTTCTTTTGGCTTTTCAGCTTCTTTATCTTTTTCAGCATCTGCAGCTAACTTAGCTTGAGTTTCTTTTTCTTTATCCAAACGAGCAGCCATAGCCGGGTCAACTTTAGGGTCAAACATAGCTTGTGCTTGCTGTTGTTTTTCTTTTTCAGCAGCTTGTTTATCTTCACCACTTTTTGGTTCTTCTTCTCCTTTTTTACCACCCTCACCACCTAATTCTTGATTTAAGGCATCTCTTTCAGGAGAACCCTCTGGTGGTAAAACCTTTTCAGCTGCATCTCTTGCAGGTGTTCCTTCTGGTTGTCTTAAAAGATTACCAACAATACCATCTTTTTGATTACCTTCTTTATCTTTATAAGAAACTTTTTTATTAAGGATAGGATTTGAAAAAGATTTTTCTTCTTCTTTTACAGGTTGAGGAGTTTTTCCTTTTTCAGTAATAAGATTTTGGACTAATTCTTCTTTGATATGAGACAATCCCATTTCAGAAAGTACAATACTTAATTCTTTCAAATGAGATGGGTTTTGTGGGTTTGGCATACCATCATTTACTCTATATGCCCATTCTTCAATTATTAAATTAACAATACCAGTTACGTTCATAAGTTATTAAAATTTGTGGTCAGGTTCTTCACATATCATTTCTAACTCATACCAATGAAATTTTGGTCTTTCGTTAAGGAAAACAAAACACTTCCATTTTTTTTGTTTTTCAAAGTAGATGTGTTTTTGAATGTGTGATGGAACTGCTGCACCTGTTGCTACTCTTTTTGCTGGAGTATCAAAGAATGATTTTATTAAAACAGTCAAAGGTTCTACATCATCCCATTTTCTTTCTTGCTCTTCCAACAATCTCCACTCACCTCTATTAAGGTATTGGTCTTGCATTATTGAATTTAAATATGAGAATGTTTGCTTTAAGTTCACTTCGTTATCAGAGAATGTTGCTGCAGGAGCTCCATGTCCTTTATCGTAAATGTTTGCTTTGTAATCTTCACCATCTGATGTTTTGATTCCCTTTTCAGTATAGAAATCCATATGTCCTCTATTAACATTTGTAGGCCTGTTTGTAGAACGATACTTAATGATTAGGGGTTGTTCTAAAGATTGTGAATAAAGTACATCAAACACTTCATTTTTAATTCTAACATCAGGCAATTGTGCCAAAGAAGTTACCGAAACTAAAAGAAACGATAATAAAACAAAGATTTTTTTCATATTATAGCATATTTTTGTATATACTATAAATATACCCACTAAAGGTTTCCGTAAGTTTTTCCCCAGCTTGCTTTGATTGGAAACCCACCATCTTCCAATATTCCTTTCAATCCCTTAATTAACTCCTTATCCACATCAACAGGCACATCAAATAGGAACGAGTCATAAGTGTATAGATTCAATGAGATTCCAGTTCCCTTAATGTAATCCAACACCCTACGCATTTTCTCAACGTTTACTTCAGTTTCAAATGCCTGAAGGAGATAGTTAAATACCTTTTGTGGATTTGCCTGTTCTACCCAACTTAGTGGAATCAATCGGTTTGGGGTACGGATACAATCACACTCTACACTCTCATCCCAAAAATGGTCTATGAAATCGGCCACCTTATCAAAGTATGGTATTTGGCGGAACTCATCATCAATACCACCATATAGTAATCGGAATGTAACACCCTTAGCCTCATCAATTCCACAACCATATTGGTCAGCTAACCATTGGTGAACGTTTCCATCCGGCATATCGTATCCCACCAACTTACCAATCAATCGAGGGTGATAAGCGTTATAGTCCATTTGTAGGAATATCCCATCGGCTATGAAACAATCTCTACTACCATCCGATTTGTTTAGGGCGGCATAGTTCACACCACCATGTCTATTGGAAGGTCTACCTGTCACCGTAAATGGATTGTATTCGGTGAATACGGTATCACCTTTTAAGTGTTTGGAAGCTTGAGGCCATCTATCAATAAATTTTTCCCCAACGACACGGATTCCGAATCCTTCAATCTGAGAAAGGGTAGGAATGAATATATCGTTGTACCAATTATAAGTTTTACTCTTTTGGTTTGTATGTTTTAGTAATTCGGGTTCTACTGCTTCCGCAAGTTTAAGAATGGGAATGGATTGAATGATGTCTTCTCTATAACCTTTGTGTAATAAAGGAGCTACTAAGTGTTGTAATGGTTGAGAGTAGTCTATTGTTTCACCGGTCTTTAAGAAATAAGCGGTGTCAACATCATTCAGTCCTTCCCTAAGTGTAACAAAAGATTGGAGTAGCTTTTTCTTTTGAAATACCCACTTTTCACCGGCGGTATTCAACACACCTTCTATTTGCTCATTAGAGAGTGATAGAGCGTCTGTGTGTTGTTGTGGTAGTATATACCTGTCCGATTGGGTTCTTACGAATATAAACGAAATAGTGGTGTTTAATGGGTGCTTATCATTATCTACCCATAGCGGATACCAAAGGGATACTTCAGTTTCCAACTTTACCTTTAATTCGTTTAATTCATCAATAGACTCAACAATTCTCATAACTACAAAGATACAAAAAAAATCCCAAACTACCAAATAATAGTTCGGGATTTGTGGTGGAGATGGTGGGATTCGAACCCACGTCTTACGAAGTAACCATAATACCAGCGTTTCACACGTTTAGGATAAGGTTTAATCTTATTCACCTTCCAAAATAATTGGGGCCGTTTGGTTAGAACAGCGCTACCACCAACCGATTTAGAGTTTCGGTAAACTTAGGTTTCACTTCTTGTTAAATTCCACGAGTGATGCGGAAGGTGATTAGGCTGCTACAGCGTAATCAGCACCTACGAATGCCATAACGTCATCGAAGGTCCAAGTAGATAATTCTACATCATTTATTGTTTGATTCCGAGATTTAAGTGGTTTGAGAACCTTCCCACTACGTGTGATACTACAATTCGCATCGCAATCAATTCCAGTCATCCCCATTATGTAAATATACAAAAAAGTATTTACATTTCCAAATTTTGTTTTTGTTTAAATTGCAAATAATTTGGTAAGTATTTTATAAGAAGTGGTATTTTTTTCATACCAATCTTAACTGAATTAAAGTTAGATTCTTTCAATTCTTCGTCTGTTCCAGTTATTTTCCATCTCAATGTAAGTACTGTAAAAAATGGATTTGTAAGTAGTGTTCCATATACTGCTTCACTTATTTCATAGATATATCCATTTTTATCATTTGTTCTTTGAGCAAAGTATCTTTTTATAAATCCCATTTTATAATCATTTTCCGTTGGAGTAGGGCAAAAAGTACTTATTTGACCATCTTTTTCACGAAATGGATATCCACCAGCTCCATTTAACTTATTATAATCATAATTGTAAATAGCCATATATTATGAATTTTGTTGTCTATATTCACCTGTCACACTTGTTTGCCATTCCATCCCATTTAGTTCATGTTCAATTTGTGTTATTTGAAATAACCCATGTGCTGCATATTTATCCGGAATTCCTAAAATGTTAAAAGTATCTCCCCTTCGCAACCCACTAACACCTATTGTTTTAAAATTGTATTTGATAGGAAGTGGATGCGATAATCTATCGTTACCCGAGCCATTGGGGCTGAAAGCGTCATTTCGTAATCTATCAAAATAATTTCCATCATTTAAAGTATAGATTCTTAATTCCCCTGCTGTATCAAAAACAGTGGCACTTTTGATGACACTTGTATCCATTGTAATATTTGCTCTTGAAGGGTTTGCTACTAATGAAATTTTTTCAAAATTTTTGCTCAAAGCTGCCTGCTCTGCTGCTTTAGCATCTTCCGCTGCCTTTTTTTGGGCTTCATATACTTCTAAGCTTTTCTCATATGATTTATTTTGTAAATCAGATATTATTTTATCGTTTGCATCAATTTCATCTTGTTTTGCTTTTATTTTTGCATCACGTTCCTCCTCCAAAGCTCTTATTCTAGCAAATTCTCTATCTCTAGCAGCATCTGTTGCAGCGTCTGTAAAAATAGATGCTATTGCACCACCAAATTCTCTAATACCTACATTAACAACTCCTTTATTAATATATTCTGTACGTATGTCACGTATTTGGCTTGCTAATTCAGCATTTTTAGTTTGTAAAGAAGTTTTTTGTGTATTAATATCTTCGTATTCTTTAGTTAGTCTTTCAACTGCAGTCATTTCGGGTTCTGTTTGTGCAGCAGAACCAGATGTACCTCCTGTTCCCTGAGTTGTTACCAATTTCATAAATAAATCAGTATTACTATTAAATAATTCTCCTGTATTTACAATTGCAGAGTCTGGATTGGTTGCTAAACTTAATCTTTTTGCAACAAGCATACTTGTCATATCTTGTGGTATGCTAATGTCCAAATCCGCAGATAAAAATGCAGATTCAATTCCAGCATGTATAAATTTAGTAGGAGGTTCTGTATTTGCGTTTTTACCTACCCAGTTTTCATCAATAACTGTGATAACAATATCACCCTCATTCATTCCTTCAACTGGTTTATCTTTTGTAACTGTTGTTTCTACTATCTGAAAATTCCAAAAAGAATTCACTCCTGATGATAATTCATTTAGTATATCTAAAAATATTTCTCTAATTGTTTTATTTGTTTGAGTTATTTTTGGATAAAAAACTTGGTCAAAATTAACAAAAAGATTTCTTAAATATCCCCAATAATTTGCGGACTCTTTGTGACCACTACTATTTAAATCAGTAGTTTCAGGAAATTTTTTGTCTCCAGTTGAATAATCCACTGGTACTTCATCGGATATTTTCCCATCTGCTTGCTGTTGTACTTCTATCGTACTTAAAAAATATTTTTTGAATGGTGGTAATGAACTACCAGGAATAATTAGTTTATCCGGCTTTGTTGAAAACATATGAGGAAAGGCTCCTATAATAGTATTAGATATATCAATCTTAACTTTTATAGTTTTTCCACCTACAGTAAGTGTATTTAAACCTCCATTTAGATTTAGAAGTTTTGCACACAATCCCATACTAAAATATCTATCATTATTAAAAAGTGATTCTTTGGCAAGTGTTGCATTTCCAACACTTATATCGTTTGCTTCAAAAAGACCTACCGATTCATAATCAAGTAGTTTTTGGTTTACAACTTCATCAAAATTTATAAAATCATATTCACTATATTCAGTTGAGCTTAATTCTTTAATTTCTTTTATTTGTTTTTCAGCAGGAAGTGCGTTAAACATTGCTTTAAATCTTCTACGAGCGAGAGGACCATTAACTGTGCCACCCATAGCACCTGCAACGACAGCGGTACCTGCACCAGCTGGTGCAACTTCTTCTTCTAATTCAGAAATTGGAAATGGATGTACTGTTGGTAATTCTATAATTTTTCCGCTTGCATCTAATTCTTGTGTCTTTTTATGAGTTTGTAAAAATGTAGGTAATCCGGGTGCTCCTTTACATTTAATTGTTAATTGAAAACTTTCTCCGTCCGATGTAACATTTCCACCAACTATAAAACCTAAAAATATATCATATTCTCCAGCCGAACTTTTTCTTGCGTTATGTATATTGTCTTGATTTAAACATCTACTGGCTATAGAATTTAAAATTTCATCCAAACTTTTTGTAGTATCTATCATTTGTGATAAAGCATTGGTTGTATTAAATCCCCACTCTACACACAAATTATAGCCCGGCTCCATTAAAAAAGCTTGTAGTAATTCCATTTGGTCTTTGGAAAAACATTGTAATGTCAAATTTAATTCTCTTGATATTTGGTCTTTACCTTCTTTTGAAGTTAATGCTTTTATAATTGGAGATGGTCTAAATCCTCTACCTTCACCAGATGCTCCAATTGCAGCTTTATTTGCTAAATCATAACCTATTGCTCCCGATTCAGATTTACTTCCATAAATTGCTCCAAAATTTTCGTCAGCTGTTTTAAATAATTTAAAATCATTATTAGATGCTATAACTAATCCCTTAACACCACTTACTTCAGCTCCAGAGATAATTCTAACCCATGGATTTAATTTTGATGCTACTTTAGTATTAGATCTTGACTTTATCGTTGCCGATATTTCTTTTTCTATGTTTGTTAGTTGTGGCCACATTAAAATTGAACATTTTTGAAATCTCTGATTATAGATATATAAGCTTCTGGAATTCTTAAAATAGTTCCTTCGGCAAGTCCTATCTGTCCATTGTGAATATTATTTGCAGATGCTATAATCCACCACAAAGAAGAATCGCTATAAAATTGATGCGCTAAGGTATCCAATCTATCACCCGTTTCGGTTGCTATATAAAAATCAGTATCCCTAAGTTCTATATTAGGATATATTTTTGATTGGTAAACCTCTCTACCATCAATTGTTTTTTTAGTTGGATTGTTTTGATATCTACTAATCATAATTTATTATTTTCTTAATCTATTAGCTAAATTATCTACACTTCCCAAATTAAGCTCTTTCTGAATTATTGGATTTTGTGTAACTCCGCTAAATCTTTGTTTAAATTGTTTATCTATTGCTTCATCAGATAATTGAGCTAACTTTGAATCAATTTTTATTTTTGCAATATCGCTGTTAATACTAGATTTAGATTTTCCAATATCAACTGGTTTTTGTAATTCTCTTTTAACCAATGTACCATCTGGGTTTGTTTCAGTACTTGTAGCAGGAACTCTTAATTTTTGATTTTTACCAACTCCACCGTATGAATAGAATCTGTTTGCTATAAAAGTTCCTTCTTTACCCGTTTCATCACTAATACCATACGAATCACCCATAGTATCCAAAAATTTATATGTAATATTAACATTTATAATTCTTGGTAGTTTCCAATATTCTAAATCAACGGATTGGTCTATATCAAATCCAATTTCCCATGGAGAGTTATCATCAATATCATAACTAAGAGATTCAATAAATCCTTCTGCGTTCTTAAACATATCACCCAATGTTAATTTTAAAAATGGTGGAGTAATAAATACGCTACCAGCCACACCAATACCATTAGCAGGATAAACTAATCCAGTCAAAAAATTAATCTTTTCCCATGCCACCTTATGTTCTTTTGCATTTAAAGAAAAAACTTTAAATGTAAAAGTAATACTTCTTTCAATTCCAGAGTATGTATAATAACTAAATGGATTTCCTAAAGTTTTATTAGTATCCCAAGTTGGACTTAAATTTTCACTAATACCAGATAATGTTGCTCTGAAAGATACTGCTGTTTCTTTTGCAATAGAATAAAATCTTAATGGAATAAAATCGTAATCATCATAATATTTACCAGCTGCATCTTTTTGACCTCTACTATCGGTTTTAAGGTCTGCTTCTGTCAATGAATACGTTCCCAATGAATTTAGGTAATCACTACCTTTTGTCATACCTCTTAAAACTTCTATATTTTTTTCTAACTCATATCCACTACCACCGGGAGTTGAATTTTTTGGATATCCCCTTCTTTTTGAATATGGTTGGAATCTACCACCATTATCATAATTTTCATTAGCTGTTATATCCGGTTTAAAAGTTCCTATATCTGCCATTAATCCACCATCTAAAGCAGATAATTCAGTATATCTTTCTGAATATATTGATGCTAAATCATTTTGTTCAGGTACAGTATCAGCTCGTGCATCAATACTTTTTGAATACTTTGGTAATTCTCCTTTTAAATTTTTTTCAGCTACCGATGTTTTATCTTTGTTTGTATATACAGTTTTAGGTTGTATTTGCCCTAAAGGACCTAAATTAATCTTTTTTCCTCTACCAATTCCAATATTAGGTTGAGCTACTATACTTCCAAGATTTATTTCGTTTACACCAAAAATTGCTTTTTTAAATTGTTGTTTTCCTAATCGTAAAGCCTCACCTACAATTTTATTACCTATTTGATTTGGTGTTGAACTTTTTAATGCAGATGATAAAATTCGTCCAGGTAAATTACCTTCTGATTTTGCTTTTATTTTTTTAAGCGTATCTACTAATTCATGTGGACTTGCATTTGTAAAATCTAAATCGTTTACAACTCTTGTTGGAATCTTAGTTTCAGGAAAATTAATACCTAATTTATCAGTTACTTTTTTTACAGTTTGTTCTGCCTTTACTTTAAGTTGTTGTAAACTATTTATTTTACCGCCTGTTAATTGAGATAAACCTTTACCAACCAAACCACCATCTTGAGTTTGAGTACCACTAGCTGCCAATTTCATATCGTTTAAAACTGGTGTTGTTTTTTCTTTAAATCTCAAAATGTCCGTACCATACAATGTAGTACTTCTCAAACCTCTAATTGCTCTAATACCAATTAATTCTTCTTCTATTCTTGTTTCTCCCAATCTATTAGCTACTCCACTTCTTCTAAGTGCGTTAATAGCAAATCCATCAATTACACGAATATCTTTACTATTACGAATATCGTATTTTTGCTCTGCGGTTAGATTACCATCAATTTTTTTGGTTTTAAATAATTCTTGTAAAGTTGGCATTTTATAATTTTATTTTATCCTTGAGCCATAGCGTAGTTGTTTCTGGTACTACCCTCTACAACTGTACCAATACCCGCTGAAACCTTAGCACCATCCATTCTAACAGCTATTTTACCTGCTGCCAAATCTGCTCTTAATGCTTTTAATTCTCCAATCATTGTATTTAGTGGTGCAGATAATACTGCCAAATTTCCTCCTGACCCTCCATTCATAGCTTTTGCTGCTCCAGGTGCTGCTATTAAATCATCATTTGGAGATAATTCAAATAATCCACCTTCTTTTGTTGAAACTTGAGTTTTTCCATCAGCTGGGGAATACATATCTCCCGCTTTTTGTTGAGACTTTATAAAACCAATACCACCTGCAATAGCAGCAATTGCTAAAGCAGGTCCAACAACAGGCAATCCACCTAATGAAGTCCATGCTCCTTTAATAACACTCATTATTGCTAATGCTTGTGTTTTTATCCACATAGCGTTAAAAATAGCTAATATTGGTAGTAATACAGGAGCCATAGCAGTAAATCCTTGAATAATATAAGAAACAGCCTGACCAATTAGTTGGACTGGATATAATATGGCTTGAATTATTGGTATTAATGCATCTAATAATGGAGTTAAAGCATTACCAACTGTGGCTGCAATTGATGTAAAAGTATTTGCTAGCTTATCTAATGATTTTTGATTTTCTTGCTGAACTTTGAATTTTTGTGTTTCTGATGCTAATTGGTCTGCGCTTATATTTGTAATATCTAATCCGGCATTAATAGCTTCTTCCGCTTGTTTTCTTTGCTCAGATGTTAAACTATTTAATTTATCTTGCGCATCTAATTGTTTATTAATTTCCTCAACACTCATTCCAGCTGCCTTAGCTAATTGTCTTTGTGTAAAATAATCTTGCTTTCGAAAATCTCCACTTCTTTGTAATTGAGCTAATGTTTCTTTTTGAGCATCAACTATATTACCTTCCATTGCTAATGCCCTAGCTCTACTTAAATTAAATTGACCACCAACATAAGTTGCAGCTACTAATTCATCTTCAATACTACCTTCAAAATCTAAAAGTTTTTCAGCCGTTGCGGCTACATCTTTTAAATTAGTTCCAAGCCTTCTAGCCTCAATAGCATTTTTGGTTAATTTAGTTAAATCTCCTTTAAATAATGTTGATGCAACTTCTGCGTTTTCTGCTATATCTTTAAATACTTTTGCAGGAGCAACTCCAGCCAACTTAGCCATATTTGCAGCTTGCATTTGTACATTAGCTGCTGTTTCGGAACTCAATCCTCCAATTTGTTCAAATATACCTTGTACCTTTCCGGAATCTGCTGCAGCAATACCAAAGTTTTGATTCATTACTGTAAGTGCAGCAGTTGTTTCTTTTGAGACATTGTATATATCACTAAATTCAGATTTTAAAGCGGCTACAGTATCAAATGCTCCTTTTGCTGTTACACCCAAATCCCCAAACTCTCCTGCAATTTCACTTGCATTAGAACGAATTCCCTCCATTTGAGAATTAGTCAATCCTGTTGTTTCTCTAAATTCTCCCGCAGCATCATCTAAATCTTTAAATGCTGTTATTCCTGCAATTAAAATTCCCGCTAGCAACGTAAATACTATAGCTTTTGCACTAGCTGTTTTTATTGCATTTCCTAATTTTTGCGCAAATCCAACTGCTCCTTTTAAACTATCAGGTAAAGCATTAAACATATCCTGCTGAGATTCTCGTATTTGTTTTAACTTTTGTTCTTTTAAATACATTTGTTCTTCAAGATTAACAGCATCCATATCTCTTTTAATTTGAGCTTCACTCAAACCTAAAACATTTTCTTTAATTTTTAATCTTTTTTGCTCAAACTCATTTAATCCTTTAGCATCTGCTTCAGCTTTTGCAGTAGCTTGAGCTTGTTGTAACATATCATTACTTATTTGAGTAAGATAATTTTCCCTTTCTATTTCTGCTTGTAATTCTTCACCAGTTAATTTTGTTTGCTTTACTTTACTTTGAATGATGTCTTGATTAATTGAATGATAAATTGAAGTTTCCGAGTTTTGGTCTGCAAGTAATTTTTTAACTGCTGGAGATAATTTTGCAAATGATTTAGCGAACGCAGATTGTTCTTTTTGTAATTTTTTTTGTTCGTTTACTCGTTTTTGTTCTTCTTTAAGTAAAGCCTGTTGTTCCTTTTTTTCGGCTTGATAATCTTTTAACTTTCTTTTTGAATATGAACTACTTAATTTCGCATAATGAGCTATTCGCTCATCCGCATGAGCAATTCTTTCTTTAATTTTTTCAATTTCTGTAAGTTCTCTTAAATTTTCAGCCATTTAGAGTTTTATTTATAATGCTCCGTATTTTTTTAATATTTTTACAAATTCAGGATCTAATTGACCGCTTTTTTGATGTAGCTTAGCTATGTTAGCATCAATTTTTTTTAATTCAGGATCATTATCAATCACATATTGTAAATCTTTTGGTTTTTTCTTTTTTCCAAACCAACCAAAAAATTCTTTTAAATTTGACTTTGATATTTTATATTTTTTCCTCATTTTATATTTGTTTATTTGATATAAATATCCTATAAAACAAAAAGTTAGGATTTTATCTAATCCTAACCTTTGGAAGTTTTGGTGATTTTGATGCGGTTGAAGCTTTTATTTGTTCATTTTCCTTCTTCTTAGCATCCACCAATTTTTTATAATAAAAGTTTCTTAAATAAGTTGGCATCTTATATAATTCCATCATTGTAAACCCATTCCCATAATGAACCATATCAAAAATTTGGGAATGTAGATTTACACTATGGTTTATCGGAAGGCCAAAAAAACCCAACTCCTAATACTATATTGACGTCCTCCACCTCGCCACTATCGTGCTCATATTTAATAGTCATATCCATATCAGGGGACATATTTTTTACATAATCTCTAAATGCTTTACTATCTCTAGCTAACATTCCGTTTATAAATTTACTAATTGCACCTATACTACTATCACCATCAACAGATTTAATCATATATCTTAATCTAGTTGTAATATCAGCAGATGCATCTTTATTCATCTTTTCTAAAGCAGCTATATCTTTTTCAATCATTTGCTCATCGCCATGAGTTAATAACTTAAATGTAATTTTTTTACCATTTGATGGTAGTGTAAAACTAAACTCATTTTTGTTATTGAATAAAGAGAAATCAACTTCTTTTGTTTGTATTTTTGATAAATCAACATCAGCTTGTGCTGTATCTCTTAATACTGATGAATAAAATTTAAATGAGTATTCAGGTCCATATCCTAATAATCTTGTTGCCAAAATTATGGCATTCTTGTCTCCGATTACAATATCGTTAATATTAATATTATCAACAACAATAGATTCAAATAACTTATCTAAAACAACACCTTTTTTAATAAGGTTTTGGTTAGAAAGAATATCTTCTTCCTTTGCTGTCATATGCTTAATTGTAATTCTACCCGATGCTAATGGGTGGTCTTTTGGGTACACTAACCCTTTTGATGGAAGGTCTAACACTTCCGTTGGAAAATCGTATTGTTTTTCTTGCATAACGTAATTTGTTTTGTATATATAAATACATTAATTTAAAAAAGTTGGAAATAAAAAAGGGATACCTTTTGAGTATCCCTTTCTTTTTATATCTTTTCTTAGATTAGAATTCAAGAATTGCGTAATCGTAAGATAGTGTTAATTCAATTGTTGCAGGTTCGTTAGAATCAAATGCAACATCACCAAAGTTTGCTTGATTGATAAATGCACCTTTTAATTTCCACTGCTCAATCTTATCACCAACAGGTCCTAACATATAAAAATCAATATCTTTTTTGTAGAACTCTGCATATCCATCTCTACCAGTAATAGATTCATGTGATAATCTCACCCATTCCATTACACCTTGAGCTGCTGAAGGAACGATTGGGTCATACAGAGTGATAGTGATATCTTGCCACTCACCTTTACCCTTCAACTTTCTCTTTACGTTGATGTGGTCTAAAGTTACTACTTCAAATTGAATAGTAGGTCTATTAGCTGCTTTTACAAGATACGCAGGTAATCCGACTTCGCCGAACTCCATCACATATCTATTTTTCATCTTAGGTTCGAAGTTCGTATAGAACATCTTATCAAACTCTAGTATTTCTGCCATTTTATTATTCCTTTATTTTATTAATAAATATTTCTTCGTTACGTTTTTATATTATGCTGAGAAACTTGCTCCAGTTGGAAGAATGTTGAAATCAATTACGATGAATTCTGCAGTCTTCGCTGGTTGAAGGAATATCTGTCCAGCTAATATGTTTCTATCAATCACATCAGGTGTATTGTTAGTTTCATCCATTACAACTCTGAATGCGTATAAACCTTGTCTTTGTTGAATTGCTTCTAAGTAAGGATTTACAGTATTCAAGAATCTTCCTCTAGTTGTAGAAGTATTTTGTTCAAATACTAAGAAACGAGAAGTAGATGCGATGAACTTCTTAACAGTGATAAGTAATCTTCTTACGTTGATTCTATCTAATGCCGATGCTTTATCTTGTAGAGTTTTTTGTCCGAATGCTACAATACCTTGTCCAGGGAATGCTGCGATTGGGTTTACTTTGTTCTCATATAGAGTATCTCTTTCAGAGTGTGTTAATCTATTCAATACACTAACTGCTCCAGTAATACCACCTCTATTCAAACCAGCAGGTGCGAACCATTCTGCTGCTAATCTATCATTCTGAGCGAATACCGCTGGAAGTAATACTGAAGGTGGAACAGTTGTAAGTTTGTTTGTGTTAGTATCAATTGTCTTAACCCAAGGATAGTAAGTTGCTACATAGTTTGAATCTACTGCGTTAGCTGCTTCAGTTGCTTCAGTTATTGTATCATCATAATCGTTGAAATCAGCGATATAGAATGCATCTTGTCTATCTTCAACCATATCAATAGCCTTTGTAGTTACTGATGGGTGAAGGCTTCTTACAATACCAGGAGTTACAACCATATTGATATCCCATTCATCAGGATTAGATACAGCGTTGATACCTCTAGCATATGATAGTGAACCAGATGATGTTGAAGTTGAACAATTAAATCCTTGCGTATTTGCTGCTCCCCATTCAGTATCACCAGCTTTTGCTGCTTTAACAGTTGGGTTCATACCATCATATCCACTTTGGAATGCTAATACAAATTGTCTTTTGGCCATATCACCAGAAGTAGAACCTGTCATTTCGTATTGATAATTTGGATAAATAGCCGAATTATCAAATGCGAATATTTTATTATTACCCGTTGCTACACCTTGTGGCAATGGTTTTAAGTATTGTTTGTTATCCAAAGAAACACCAGAAGTTTCAAAATCAAAACCTGCGAAATAAACAGGAGATGATGATGTGTTTACTGCTGAACCAGTTTGGAATACAACCGCAGGAACTTTTGATTCATCTGCTGTTGCTACTTTGATTGGGTTGAAATAAGCTGCATGTCCAAATGGTGCTGCCGATACAGGAAATGCTCCTGCTTCTTTTACTTCAACTCTAATATATTTTGACCTAGCTACATAATCACCATTTTCAGTAATCTTACCATCAGAATCAATTGTTAAATATCTATCACCAATTCTTCTAGCAATATAGTTTGGAGAAGCAGGGTCTAAGTTTACGTTATTATATGTTTCTAATACAACTTTTCTTTTATCAGTGTCAGAGAATGAACGGATTGTTACAGTAAATGTAGCGTAATCAGTTGCTCCATCTTCACCAGCTGCTTTTACATTAGAAATACCAACTTTAAATTTAGTATTATAATTTGTACCATGTCCTAATGTTGCAAAACGGAAAAGGTCATATCTTTCACCACTTATGTTCTGAGATTTAACCCAAGGAGTAAATGCTTCAGAATAAGCTGGTGAAATTTCATTACCACTATAATTTTGGTCAGGCAATTCTTTTACAAAAATTGATGCTGAAGCGTATGGTGAAGATAATGCAGAACCGGTGTTTTCAAAGAAAATGTAAGTGTAAGCTTTCTTTGAAGTTGATGCAGATGTTACAATTGGAGAAGTACCAAATACATCAGAAAGGTCATTTACATCCGAATTATTTATAGAAGCAGAAATTGAATATCCACTTTGTAATAGGTTTGAACCAGAAAGTAAGAATGCTCCACTTCCAGTTAAATCAGCACCAAATATTGGCATTATGTTAGCTGCAGGGAATCCTACATTTTGTTGTCCTAAATTAGTATTATAAAGAACACCAATTAAAGTTGGAGTTCTTCCACTAGCTTCTGTCCATGCGGAAGATGATGCAAATATACCCATAGGTTTTACTTGAGTATAACCACCAACTCCAGCTACTCTTACGATTGTTGCTGAACCAGCTTCTCTTAAATAGTTTTGTACTGCATATTCAGTATAATATGTCCCATCAGGTGTTCCGAAGATATCTTCAAATTCTGATTGTGTTCTCACAATAGTTGGAACAAATGCAGGTCCTTGTTTGAAAGGTCCTATAAATGCTGCTCCAATTTCTCCAATTCCTTGCGCTAAGAAGGATAGGTCATTTTCTCTTGTGAATACGCCAGGTGATACGATTCTTTCTGCCATTTTATTTCTCCAATTAGATTTTTGTTATAATTTGTATTCCTATAAAAATACACATATAAATATAAACAAAATATCCAAAACACAATAATGATGCTTTGGATATTACGTTTGATTAATTCTTTAAAAATTATATAGGTAAAGAACCCGAATTAGAACCAGATACAGGTGACCAAGGTAAATCAAAAGTGTCTACATTTTGTATCACATTTCTTTTTCTATCTATATCTTTTTGAATTCTATCACTAATATGGTCCCAATATGAAGTGTTTGAAGAACCACTTACATAGCTCTTAATCCACCCCAAAACTTGCTCTTCTGTAAGTTGTGTATAATCAACAAAGTTTTCAGGATCTACTGAACTTAAATCAAATGGTGTAGCTCCTACAAATGCTCCAGAAACATTATCTGAAGTATCCGTTCCAGTACACTCCCAACGAGTACCTATAATTACATTATCTAAACCATTACCACTTGTTTTTGATAATGCTGTAATTTTCCATGTATAATTTATTGCCATTTTCTTTTTATTTTAATTATAAATATTTGTTTTTAAAATTAACCATTTTCTTGTCCTGTCACTTTAAAATCAAAATCTTGACACATTTTTTCTGCTAAATAGAAATTACTACCACTCCATGCATTTAAAACATTTTGTGGTACTTTCCATTCACCTGTTGATACTGTTGTATCTGGTATTGCAACCGATTCTCTATTTGGGTCTCTATATCTTAACTCATATCTTAAAATACAATCATCATCATTCAAATCATATCTTAAAATGTTTGTAAATACAGTGTTTACTTTTTTACCAAATAAATTTTTTTCTTCAATAAAAGTTATCATCTTCTTTTTTGTTTTTAAACATCAACTAAAACAGTTGCTGATTGGATTACATTTCTTTCTATCAAATCTGCCGCTATCTTTTCTTTTAGTAAAGGATATGCTTTTGCAAATATATCACCACCTTCCAATACAGTAAAATCAGGAACCTTTTTTTCATAAACTCTACCATCAATAACTTCTTGTTCCGTTCTTGTCATTGGTAAAGAATGCCAATGTGGTATAGCATCTATCTTAGCAAGAAATCTTTCTTGAATAGGCGCTCCCATACGATTTGAAATATTAGTTTCCAACAATCTTGCTGTTTCTTCGTTTTTAAATACATTCACATAAAGTTCTAATGCTCCTTTGTTTCTATCTACCACATAACGATAAATTCTAACATAAGCTTCATCAGTTATTCCCTGCGATGTACCTACTTGTGCTGCTATTTTAATTGCCATAGTTATTTTCCTTTAATATATATAAATATATAGTTACTTATTCAAACCTAATTTTTCTTCCAAAATTTTTATTTTAGCCTTTAATTCTTCAATCTGAGTTTGTTGTTCTTTCATAGCGTTTACTAATAATGCAGGCATTGCTCTATCTCTTATTGCTAAATATCCAGCATCATCAGGTCTTACTAATAATGGTTCAACATCTTCAACTTCTTGAGCGATAAAACCAATATCATGTCTTAGATTTGTTGTTTCATATTCATCAGTACCCTCTTTCCAATCAAATTCAACACCTCTCAATTTCAGAACTTTATCTAATGCATTTTCGTAAAACTTAACATTATCTTTTAATCTTCTATCAGATGGAGAACCATATGCAATAATATTGTTTGATGCAATAATCACACCATCATATCTCAAGTTAATGTTTGCACCACCACCTCTATTACCAGAGAAGATTCTCAAACCATAAGAAGCACGAAGTGATAAATATCCGTCATTCACGTCTGCCAAATCACCATCATCGGATACCCACATACCACCACCACCATAGTTATCAAAGTTTGCACGAACTACATATGGAGTACCAATAGTATCATCATTCAAATAGTATCTCTGCCATCTAGAAGACCAACCACCCCATCTTACAACGTTATCACCATCCAAACCTAAGTTCAATGCGTAGTAACCACCTTTGTGGAATGACATGAACGCACCATTGTTACCAGTTGAGTATGGTTGCAACATTGCCGAATCGGTTTGTGTTGCGTAGTATCCTCTATTGTAAGTAAAGTAAACTCTTGAATAGTGATTATAATCGTAAGTTGGAATACAATATTCACCTCTGTTGTTAGAGTCAACCATTGCTTTCCAACCACTATTGTTTGGCCAAGAGTTTCTAAACCACAATCTATCTACAGGTCCACCAACTAATTGCCATCCATATCCTGCATTATAACTCCAAGTATAGTGGTATGATTGAACACCCACCCAGTGAGATGTACCAGGAGGTTGGTTAGCCGGGTTTGACCAAGTATCAATATCACCACTACCCCAATCCATTACCCAGTTGAAGTCCGTAGTACCCCAACCCATATTACCTGTCCAATAATAAACATCACCAGTGTAATCTTGTGGTCTTCTCCAGTTTGACCTACCTGTCAATGATATATTACCTTTACCTCTATTTTCTAATCCTAACCATTGAGAACGAGAGTTAGGATTCATATAGTATCCAGTATCATCTCTATCATAGTAAATGTATGCTCTTGCATCATTCATATATGTGATACGATACAACTCCATATGGGCGTTACCATATTCAATACGAATCTGCCAGTTTCCGGAGTTATTTAACATACCGAAACCACTACCATCCCAATATCCAGCGTATCCTCTTAAATCAGATTCGTAGTTGTTGTAGAATACTATACCACCATATCCATATCCACCACCGGCTGCTTTCCAATATCCGTTATTAGAATACCAGTGCATTCCTCTATTGTTATTATACAAACCTTGTCCAGAGTTATTATTTCTAAACCAAGCATTTGAATATATGTCATTGAAAGTTGGAGAAGCATCGGTTCTTACGTTTTGGTTGATGTAGTTACTCATCCAACCCATATATCTATTCCAATAGTTACCATCTCTTGCAAACTGATGAGATTCTAAACCATCAGAACCATATCTCATAATATGGTAACCATTTGCGTAAGCTTGTAGATATAAGTGAGAACTATGCCATTGTATCTTATAGTATTCACCCGTCCAACCACCAGGATCAGAATACAACATATAACCAGGATTGATGTATATGTTATTTGCATTTACAAAGTTTAATCTATTTGTAGAAGCAGGGTCACAATAATATCCTGAATTATTTGTATCATAGAAAATAGTTGCGTAGAAATCACCACCACTACCTAAGTACATATTTCCAACCCAGAAGTTGTACATCGCCAAACGATATCCATTGGCGTACATTTCATTTACGTTGAAATAGAAGTTAGAACGGTCAGTATAAATGTGAGCATGTCCAGTATTTGCCGGTCCAAACTGAATCCATCCAGAAGGTGTATAATGTCTCCATCCCCAATCACCGGCACCAAAGTAGAATCCACTATTACCATAATCTATCGTTGAAAGACGAGAACGTCCATTTGGGTCAACAAAGAATGCGGAGTTATTTCTATCATAAAGTATTGGTGTGTATATTTGACCAGGAACGTGAAATTCAGGTCCATAGAAATATCCATCACCTTCTATGTTTCCAGTACCGGCCGCAGATATATAATCGTTTACGTTTCCATATGTTCCAGTTGAATCGAATACAATTCTACCAGTTGCTGCAATTCTTATACGGTCATGTATAGTTGATGTATCAGGATCATTACCTTTAAAGATTAACAATTCAGATTCATCACCATTTCTCCAAATTCTTTCTATAAGAGCAGTGTGGTTATATGAACCAGGATTATCACCAACAACTCCATAGAAATATAATCCATTTGATGTTGTTGAAATACCACTTAAATAGATACCGCTAAATCTAGAATCACCATTAGGATTGACGTAATATGTAGTATCATTTGCATCATAATAGATACCCGCTCTCATTTGGTCTCTTACCCAAAGGTGTCCATCAGGGTGGAACTGAGCCACACCTGTCCATCCAGAAGTTAAGATACTGAATGATTTTGATGAACTCATATGGATACCAAAACCTTCTCTACCCCAATATCCTCTTGATGTTGAGTGTTTAATCAAACCTTCATCCCATGTACCAGCTCTTAACCAATAAATGTAAGGCCATTGGTCAGCGTTTGATGTATCATATGCAGTACCATTAACATAGAAGTAACCACTTTGAAGTGCTACTATATTTGATAAACTTGTTGGGTCTACATAATATGCTGTGTTGTTATAATCATAGAAAATTGGAGAACGCATTTGATTGTATGCGTAGAAAATACCACTACTAAATTCACCCCAAGCATTATTAGAACCTCCACCAAAATAGATTACGTTACCGTCATAATAATTCAAATACAAACCATATCCACTACCAGCATCTAAGTGTAAATTACCATTTGTTGTTGCTACTGATGCAAATGCCGAATCAATATATCCATTTCTACCATCACCACCAACTAATAAATAAGCTCCCCAAGTGTTATTTGGACCAAATAATGCACCACCTCTCATTCTCAATGCAGTCATTGATGTTGAGTTAGGGTCTATGTAGTATCCACTATCATTTGCATCATAATAAATTGTACCATAAACACGTCCACCAAAATATAATATTGGGTCTCCACTCTCTCTACCGATATAAGCAAACTGATTATTACCGGCGGTGTTATCCATAAATCTTACATAAGAGTTGTTATTATTATCATTAGCATCAACTCTTAGGATAATATCGTTAAATGAGTTTATAGATATTGAATCGGTAAACGTACCATTCAAGTCAGTAGAAGCAATACCATGAAACTGATACGAATCATATGAAGCGTTCCAGTCAAATGAAACATATGCTAATCTGGTCATATATGAACTCCACGAACCATAGTTAGCCCATATAGAACGTTCACTATTTAATCTAAACGAGTTATCGGAACGAATGTAGTTATCATTGTAAAGAACTTTTGAACCTCTTACTCTTAAATAAGTTCCATCAACCATATACCAGCCACCACCCCAACCAAATCCAATTTCCTCATCTCTCATAAATGATGCAGCACCTCTACCAAATACGATTGCGTCTTGGTTTCCTAATAATTGAAGTGAACCATTTATGAATACTCTGTTATTTGTAATTGTACTAATTACTGAAGCGTTATCAGTTGCGGTATATGAAAAATCAGTAGTTGCAATACCCATTCTTTGGTCGGATGAGAAGAATGCTGCCAAACCACCATTTATTGAAGTAAAATCAGAAGTGTTATTAGTATAAATGTATAAAGAACCTCCTGTATTTGTTCTACCAGCTACTATATAGTTACCACCATTATTACCTAATTGTAAACCATACCAACTCAATGAGCCGTGATAGTTATTTGAACCATCATATCTAGCTCTAAAATAATTTCCACCAGGAATATATATGTCACCAGTTGCAACATTTCCTCTACTTGTTACAGTAGCTAATGTTTCCGAACCAGCCGTACCAGTAATATTTCCTGTTATATTAGCTGTAGTATTATCTAAATGGAATGCTGCTCTTGGAATTGTTACAGAATAACTTGAGTGATTTGAGTAGGTGAATGGACCATGCGTCATATTCAAATTAGAATATGAAATCTTAACATTATAGCTTAACCCAGCTCCACAATTTGGATTTACAATTAATCTTAATACCCAACCTGTTGATACATGGTCACCATTAATACCCAATAAACCATTTGCGTTACTACCATTCCACAATCCAACATTATTGTTAGAACCTGCTGATAATATCAAATTAGATGAAATTCTATCACCAATGTAAACAATCCATTTTTTATATTCAACATAAGAAGTTTGTGTATAACCTCTATGAGAACCAATTACTTCAATTACAATAGAACTATCATAACCACCATATGAATTAATCGTACCAATTGTATAAATTCTTGCATTTTCATTACAAGCCGGCCAGTTATCAGGGGTTGAAACAACACCTTTAAATTCAGTATAGTTATCACTAAATGTATGAGAACCATATAATCTTGAAGACCTATTATAAAGACTTCCACCAGCATTTGGGTCTAAGAAGTATGAAGTACTAGCTACATCATATAGTATAGGTGTATAAAATGCACCATTTTGAGAATCAGGAGTTACATATACATCCTGATTTAGCATTCTTAATGTTGTAAAATTACTATTTCCTTCTGTTCCTGTATTTAAATTAATTCTTTTTGATGAACCTCTATTTGAAATATTCATCGCACCAGCACCATCCAAATTCAATGATAAACCATCTGTAGCATATGCTGCATAAGAACCGAATGATTGAGTTCTACCACCTAAACCAAACCATGCTCTTTGTGAACCTTGGTCATCATACATTCCTAATAACAAATAGTTACTAGCAGATGTATTGTCCCATCTCATAAATGGAGCGCCTGTATTATTAAAATCAGCCAATCCATTTATTACTAATCCGGCAAATGTTACCGAATCCGATGTTCTTATATTTTGGTTCATTAAGTGAACTTCGGTCAAACCTTGTCCAGTATTAACCTGAGCAGATACTAAGTTTCCAGGTATTGTAAATGTACCTGCGCTATCTAGTCTACCAATTTGAGTCCATCCTATTGTTCTACCTGCTGTTGTAGTTTGGTCATTGTAGAAAGTAAATCCTTGGTTAAAATTAAGATATGTTGCTGTATCGGTTAGTGGGGCAATTAGTTGACCTGATGTAGCTGTATGCCTTACATTATATCCAATACCGCCATACCATCCACCACTATAACCAGCAACCATACCTCTACCCTCAGAACCACCACTACCTAAGTTTACGTTGTATGTACCATTAGCATCATAAAAATTAGCAGCTCTTACATTTGCATAAATTACAGTATCTGTAGTTCTTAGATTTTGGTCCATTAAGTAAACTTCGGTAGCACCTTGTCCAGTATCAATTGTACCACTAAGAATTACATTACCATTAACCTGTAATGTATTATCTGCATACCATCTATCAGTTGATTCATCCCAATAGAATGAAACATTTGCTGATGAACCTCTCCTTACTTCAATACCAGCATTTTCAGATGGTGCTCCAGAAGTAAAGTTTGAATTTAATGTAATTATATTATCAGCTAATAAAATAGTTTCAGTATTGATTGTGGTAGTTGTACCACTTACAGTAAGATTACCTGTAATTGTTGCATTACCTGTTACTGTCAATAGTGTACCATCAAATGTTAAGTTTTGTTCTACTGTACCATTTGGTGCCGTTCCATTTAATGTAATCACACCATTATCAGTATTTCCAGTTAATGCTAATAGGCCCGATGTACCACCACTACCGCTTGTGCCAGACGTTCCACCACTTCCGCTTGTGCCAGACGTACCACCACTTCCGCTTGTGCCAGACGTACCACCAGAACCACTAGAACCACCACTGCCAGAAGTACCTCTGGTGCCAGATGAACCAGCAGAACCAGATGAGCCTGATGTGCCACCACTACCTGCGCTTCCAGATGAACCACCACTACCTGATGTACCGCTTGAACCACCGCTACCAGATGTGCCTGTTGTTCCTGATGTGCCACCACTACCTGCGCTTCCAGATGAACCACCACTTCCCGCAGAACCAGATGTTCCTGATGTACCACCACTACCTGCGCTACCAGATGAACCTCCACTACCAGATGTACCTGTTGTGCCAGATGTACCGCCAGAACCAGAAGTTCCACCATCACCTGTTCTTACAAAATCAATAACTAATTGTGCGTTATTTGAAGGAAGTGTACCACTTACATAAGAAACAGGAATTTTAAAATAGCCTGATGCATTTGTTACTGCACCATTAACTAAAAATATGTTATTAACAGTACCATTATCTCTTGAAGATAATACTACATACCCCCTTGCTGAAGATGTTGTACTATCATCCCATGTATTATACCATGCTAATTGATTATTACCATTTTGGTCTAAAATATCAATGTATATGAATGTTACCGAACCAATCGTAGCATTGTTATAAGCAACTTTACCATTACCAGGATCGGCATCAGTTGTTGATGTATTAAAATCAAATTTTATACCACCACTCTGTCCGCTTGTACCACCACTACCAGCAGTTCCAGCTGAGCCAGAAGTTCCAGATGTGCCTGCGGATCCTGATGTACCAGTTGTTCCTGATGAGCCAGCTGAACCAGTTGTACCAGCTGAACCGGTTGAGCCGCTTGTACCACTTGTGCCAGATGTACCTCCTGTACCAGCAGATGCTGAAGTTCCAGAAGAACCTGATGTTCCTGATGAGCCTCCGCTTCCGCTTGTACCACTTGAGCCGCTTGTACCACTTGTGCCAGATGTACCAGCTGTACCGCCCGTTCCACCAGCTCCACTTAATCCTGATGAACCTCCGGACCCGCTAGTACCACTACTTCCCGATGAGCCGCTTGTGCCAGATGTACCACCACTTCCAGATGTACCAGCCGAGCCACCAGCCCCACTAATACCTCCACTACCCGATGTACCACTTGAGCCACCACTACCAGGACTACCAGCTGTTCCTGAAGAACCATTCGAGCCAGAAGTTCCTGATGTACCACTTATACCGCTTGAGCCAGTAGTTCCTGACGAACCTGTTGTGCCAGAAGTTCCCGATGAGCCAGTTGTACCAGCCGAACCCGTAGTACCAGCTGAACCAGTAGTTCCTGATGAGCCTCCACTACCTGACGTACCGCTTGAACCGCTTGTGCCAGATGTTCCACCACTACCCGAAGAGCCATTTGTACCACTTGTGCCAGATGTTCCACCACTTCCGCTTGAACCACTTGAGCCTCCACTACCTGACGTACCGCTTGAACCGCTTGAGCCAGAAGTTCCCGATGTGCCCCCACTACCCGAAGTACCTGCTGAGCCAGTTGAACCAGACGTACCACTACTACCGCTTGAGCCGCTTGTGCCAGAAGTTCCTGATGTACCTCCTGAACCGCTTGTGCCAGACGTACCACCACTACCGCTAGAGCCGCTTGAACCCCCACTACCAGAACTACCAGATGAGCCACCACTTCCAGATGTTCCCGAAGTACCAGATGTTCCCGAAGTTGCTGCCGCAAATCTTCTACCTACTCTACCTGTTGTTAAGTTTACAACCAAAACTTCGTTTGTTGTATTATCAGTAGGTATAGTATCGCCAGTAACTCCTATTGAACCACTTACTGAAAGTGAACCTGTAATTTCTTGTCTATCAGTTACAGAATCACCAAATTTATTAGAACCTGTTGCATATATTACAGACGATGATATAAATGTTGTATGTAATTCGGTAGATGTAATTTTACCAGCTACAGTAATATCACCTTTAAAAATTCCACTTCCTGTAACAACTAAAAAATTATCAATTGTAACACCAGTGTTTACAATTAATCCTTTATTTGGGGATACATTTGCTATTGCAGAACCAGACTTAATCTGATTTAAATCTCCGATTGATGATGCATTAATATTTGTTAATCCACTACCATCTCCAATAAATAATGATGATGATACTGAGCCACTTACTCTTACGTTTGCATTTATTTGAATAGAATTTGTTGGAGAACCAATCAAAGATGTTTGGATACCAGAAGCAGTAAAATTACCAACTACTTTTACCGATGCGGATGAAAAGTCAGCTATTCTACTTCCACTTACATATAACGCAATTAAGCTTGAGCTTAATTGATTTAAACCATTAGGGTTACCACCTAAATACTCCATTCATTACAACTTTTAAGTTATCTCCAATACTGAAACAATTACATCCGCAGAACTAGCTAATGATGATGTTACTGAAAGAAAATCTCCAGCTTCCAAAACTAATTTTTGTTCACCACCAACTAATACATTAGAACTACCGGGTAAAATTAAAGAATCTTTTACAACATATACAGTTTTATTTGCTGAATTATCTCTAACCATTACACTAACTGAAATATTTTGTGAATTTACATTTGCCACACCAACACCAATTACAGTTGTTGATGTATTAGCAGGAGTTTCATAAACTTTAGCTCCTATTGTTCCAATTGAACCCGTTATACTATTTTTAAATGCGTTTGCCATTTTATTTTATTTTATCCTAATGCTATTGCAAATGCAATTGCAGAATCTAAAACATTCACCCCATCTACTAAATATCCACCAGCCGTTAAATTCATTGAACCTGTCAATTTTATTGACCCACTTACAGATAAACTATTATTTACTTGTAAATTATCAAAAGATGCTTGTTGTACATCAATTGTACCTTTAAATGAACCAGTAACTGAACCAGTAAAAGAACCACTCAAATTCGCATATGCGTTATTTTTATCTTGAATGATTGAACCTGAAAATATGGGGTTGTGAATTACCATTATTTATTAAATCTTTATGTATAAATATAGTACAACCTTAATTAAGGTTTTACAGGCCAAACTATACTAAACGGATTGCTTTGTGTTGTAACATCTCTTAATTCTTGTCTATATGATTGCCAAGCCGTTTTAATTTCGGTTGCAATATCATTTAATTGTGTCCAATCGCATTCTTGAAGTAATTCATTTCTAATTTGTCTAATTTCTTCCCACTTAATTTGTATTCTTGAATTTATTTCAGATTCACTTGCATTTGTTTGTTCCCAGTTTTGATAATAAACACCCTCTACTAATATTGGTGTTCCTTCCGATATATTTTTTGTGTAATCATTTGGTTTTGGTGTCTGTCTTACTTCATATATATTAAATTCATTCATCACCAATTCAGTCATTTCCGATGGAAAGCTTGCTCTTGGATTATCTTCTTTTAATTTTTCTAAAGAGTAAGGATATGTTGTTTCATTATTTACTATTCTTAAATACATAATTACTTAAAGTTTAATGGTATTGATGCAAAGTTGGATAACCCCGTACAATTGTTAAAACAATCAGTTCCAGATGGTGTAGGTACTCTATTCCATAATTGGGGAGCTGTACCACTTAATGCATTTGATGTACTACTCATATTATAACAGTTATTAAAAATTGTTACGGATGTATTAAAAGTAAATTGTAATACATTTGTTAATACTAAGCAATTTCTAAATGTACCAGAAAAGTTAGTTACTATTGTATTAAGGTCAAATAAAGTTGAAGGAACTGATGTTAATGCCGTACAACCAAAAAAACAGGATGCAAAAGTTGTTGCTCCAGTATTATTATTAAATAAACCAGATGGTGCTGTTGATATCGTTGGTATTGATGAAAATGTATCAGTAAATGTTGTTGCGTATAATGAATATGAAAATATATCCGAAGGTATTGAAGTTATACGAGTACCTCTCATAAAACTTGCATAACTACGAACTTCATTCAACCCACCATATCCACCAACTGCGCTAAGTGATGCGCTAGATGGTATAGAAGTTAGATTTACACATCCATAAAAATTTAATGCTCTTAATCCAACCTGTCCAAATTGAACAATTCCGGTTACTAAATTTCTAATTGATGATAAGTTATTAACTGTAAAGCCGGGCATAAACCCTGAAATTGTTATTGTATATGTTCCTGGTGAAACATATGTATGAATTCTATTAATAGAACTTGATGATGTTATTAATCCAGAATTTCCCGTACTATCTCCCCAATCAATTACAACTTGCGGAGTTAATCCACCAAAATCTGATAATGGAGTAGTCCATACAGTATTTGCTGATGTTGTTGTTATTTGAATTTTAAATGGAAATTGTTCTTCTCCACTTGGTATTAGTTTTCTTGCTATACTCATAACTCTAATTATTAACTAAGATTTTTTCCTACTACAAATCCATAATATGTTGTACCACCATTGAATGTAAAGAATGTTAATACATCAGTTCCAGTAGATGTTAATACAGGTGCTACTCCACCAACCCAATCAACGGAAACAGGCCATGTGATAACATATGCTCCAGCATTTATTGTTGTAATTGTAAATCCAAATGCGTTAGAAGCAGGAGGGTTACTGAAAGTTATTGTTGCAGAACCATTAAATTGTCTTCTAAAATTGTTTGCTGTTGATAAATCAAATGTTGCACTTCCCCCTGTACCTAAATCTGAATATGTTTCTCTAAATGTTGTTGCAGATACAAATGTACTTGCTGCTACCGATGTTGTTACTATCACATTACCAGTAACACTCAATGTATTTCCATCAAAAGTTAAATTATTTTCAGCTCTTACATTTGGAGATGAACCTTCTAATGTTAATACACCATTATCTAAAGTACCACTTATTGATGCAAATGCAGAAGTACCATTACTACCACTTATACCAGAACTACCTGTGGTTCCCGATGTAACCCCCAATGCTGACGTTCCAGATGTACCGCTTACACCACCACTACCAGAAGTTCCTGATGTTATGCCAGGTGTTGATGTACCTGATGAACCAGATGTGCCGCTGAATCCATCCGTACCAGATGTACCAGATGAGAATCCAGGTGCTGATGTTCCAGAAGTACCTGACGTACCAGCATCACCCTGCGTACCTTGTGCTCCGGAAGTTCCAGACGAGCCATTAGTTCCAAAGAATGTACCATTTAATCCCGAAGAACCAGAAGAACCCGTTGTGCCAGAAGTTCCACTTGAACCTGCTGTTCCTGTTGAGCCAGATGTTCCTGATGAGCCATCGGTTCCTGTTGTGCCAGAAGTTCCATTAGTTCCAAAGAATGTACCATTTAAACCAGAGCTTCCAGAAGTGCCGCTTGTACCATCAGTACCACTTAATCCTGAAGAGCCGCTTGTACCATCCGTTCCGCTAGTGCCAGAAGTTCCATTAGTTCCAAAGAATGTACCATTCAGTCCCGAAGAGCCGCTTGTACCAGTTGTACCCGATGTTCCATTTTGGCCATCAAGTCCGGATGTACCTGCCGTACCATTAGTTCCAGATGAGCCGCTTGTACCACTACTTCCAAAGAATGTACCATTTAATCCTGAAGAACCAGATGAACCGCTACTTCCTCCCGTACCATCAGTACCATCTACACCACTTGTGCCATTTTGTCCGCTTGAACCAGATGAACCGGAACTTCCTGATGAGCCGAAGAATGTACCATTTAATCCCGAAGACCCAGACGAACCAGAAGAACCAGATGAACCTGATGTTCCATCTACACCACTTGTGCCACCCGTACCAGAACTGCCTGAACTTCCAGATGAACCAAAATAAGTTCCATCCAAACCAGATGTTCCACCACTTCCGCTTGTGCCATCAGTACCGGATACTCCACTTGAGCCGCTTGTACCATCTGAACCAGAGCTTCCGCTTGAGCCAGACGAACCACTACTTCCAAAGAATGTACCATTTAAACCTGATGTACCTCCACTACCAGATGTACCATCCGTGCCAGAGCTACCAGAGCTTCCTGCGCTACCTGTTGAGCCAGACGAACCACTACTTCCAGAAGAACCACTACTTCCAAAGAATGTACCGTTTAATCCCGAAGAACCAGAACTACCTGATGATCCTGATGAGCCAGATGTTCCACCACTTCCACTACTACCATCTGTGCCACTACTACCATTTGTGCCGCTACTTCCGCTTGTGCCGCTTGTACCTTCTGAACCTGTTGTACCAGAAGAACCCGTAGTACCACTTGTGCCATTTGTGCCGCTTGATCCTGAAGAACCACTACTACCGCTTGAGCCATCTATTCCGCTTGAGCCAGCCGTTCCACTACTACCACTTGAGCCAGTTGTACCAGATGTGCCATCAGTTCCCGTAGACCCAGATGAACCACTACTACCATCAGTGCCGCTTGTACCATCCACTCCGCTTGTGCCAGATGAACCTGAAGTTCCTGTTGTACCGCTTGTGCCACTTGAGCCTGCTGAACCAGTTGAGCCAGCTGAACCACTACTTCCATCAGTACCGCTTGAGCCAGAACTTCCTGATGTGCCAGAACTTCCTGACGTGCCGGTTGTACCGCTTGAGCCACTTGAACCTGCTGAACCAGATGAGCCTGCTGAACCACTACTTCCAGATGATCCCGAAGAGCCATCCGAACCTGATGTTCCAGAACTTCCCGATGTGCCGCTTGAACCACTACTACCGCTTGTGCCAGATGTGCCAGAAGTTCCTGATGTACCATCAACTCCACTTGAGCCAGCCGTTCCACTACTACCGCTAGTTCCCGATGAGCCAGTTGTACCGCTAGAACCTGTTGAACCACTTGAGCCGCTTGTTCCAGAACTTCCTGATGTGCCACTTGTGCCGCTTGAACCAGAAGTTCCTGAGGTGCCTGATGAGCCAGTCGTACCACTAGAACCAGATGAGCCACTACTTCCTGAAGTACCATCTTCACCACTTGTGCCGCTTGAACCACTTGTGCCAGAAGTTCCTGCAGAGCCAGTTGTTCCCGATGAACCACTACTACCGCTTGTGCCAGATGTGCCAGAAGTTCCTGATGTACCACCTGAGCCGCTTGTACCTGATGTACCTGCTTCTCCACTACTACCGCTTGTGCCAGAAGTTCCCGATGTACCATCCGAGCCAGATGTGCCAGACGTACCTCCGGTTCCTGTTGAGCCAGATGTGCCAGACGTTCCCGAAGTACCTCCCGTACCTGCCGTTGCCGATGTACCGGATGTTCCAGACGAGCCAGACGTTCCCGATGAGCCACCTGTACCAGTAGAGCCAGAGGTTCCCGATGTGCCGCTTGTTCCTCCACTACCAGAAGTACCACCACTACCTGATGTTGCTGATGTTCCACTTGAGCCAGACGAACCAGCCGTACCAGATGTGCCAGAAGTTCCTGATGTACCGCTAGTGCCAGATGAGCCGCTTGTACCTCCACTTCCACTTGAGCCAGAAGTTCCCGAAGAACCCGTTGTTCCTGATGAGCCGCTTGAGCCAGATGAGCCTGATGTTCCGCTTGTGCCAGAAGTTCCCGATGTGCCAGAAGTTCCCGATGTGCCGCTTGAGCCAGTTGTTCCGCTTGAGCCGGATGAACCGCTTGAGCCGCTTGTGCCAGACGTTCCGCTAGTTCCACTACTTCCCGAAGAGCCACTTGAACCTGTTGTGCCAGAAGTTCCGCTGCTTCCAGATGAACCACTACTACCACTTGAGCCGCTTGAGCCAGAACTTCCCGATGAACCGCTTGTGCCAGAAGAACCAGCAGTTCCACTACTACCACTTGAGCCGCTTGAACCAGAAGTTCCTGATGTACCGCTTGAGCCAGAAGAACCATCTTGTCCGGATGTGCCACTTGAACCACTACTTCCAGATGAACCTGAGCTACCAGATGTTCCTGATGAGCCGCTTGAACCATCTTGTCCAGATGTACCACCTGTACCAGAAGAACCTACCGCTGCTGCTACGTTTCTATATGCTAATCTTTTTGTTATCGGGTCCCAAATTACCACCTCATTTGAAGAACCAGATGGTAAACTTTGGAATGCTATACTACTACTGAAAAATACACTTCCACTCACGCCCAAACTTCCACTAATTGTAAGTGATGCGTTTATTGTCTGGTTTGTGTTAATGTTTAAGAATGATGATGTATCGGATGACGGAGTATTTAATGCAAATAATGCGTAAGATGCAGTTCTTGCAAAACTTATACTATCCATTCCCAATGGACCATCTACACCAGTTGATAAAATATAAGATGCTGTTTGTGATGATTGTGCATTTCCACCATTTATTGTTACCAATACACCATCAGAACCAGATTGTACTACATCAACACCACTACCACTAAAGTTAATTTTAGCAACCTGTGAACGTACTAATGAACTTGTTTGATAAATGTACAAATCAGTTCCACCACCCTGTCCAGCATTTAATGCGTAAGATGCAGTTAATGCGTAAGAAGAACTTACTGCACTAAACACAGCCATTGAAGATGTTTGATTATTTCTTACATATTCATTTGCATTTGCCAATGATGCTGATAAAGCTGAAAGTGATGCGGAATCAAATCCTACAACAGCATCTGCTATATCAGCTCTTATTGCATGTGATGCTGAAAGAACAGTTCCAAATACTCTATTACCTTCAATCGTACCACTAATTAATGAACCACCACTACCAATTACAACATGTCCAGAAGTTAATCCAGCAAATTTAATTTGTATTGTATTTTCATCAATTGAAATAATTTGACCAGGAATAATTTGGTCTTCAGAACCTGTAGCGTATACTTGTACCATTGGATATAAAATTTCCAAATTATGTACAATTGTTAAGTCACTTACATTACTAAATGCTACAGTTTCAGTTAATGATGTTTCAGGTTGTGGGATGAAATATCCTTGTGTATCGTTATATCTTAATATATTGTATTCCGCAGATGCAGTTGCTCCTACACCTTGGAAGTTATATGTACCTAAGAATGAACCAGTAAATAAAGGTGAGAATATAGTTGAACTACCTGTAATTACATTTGCTCTTAACTTACCATCAACATATGAATCACCCCAAACAAATGAAGATGTATTAACTACAAATCCTTTATCAGGTGAAATTGATGCTGTTACACTACCACTTTTTAATATAAACGTTTCAAATGATAAGTTAGCAATGTTAATATTTGTTAATCCACTACCATCACCATAATATACTGAACCAGAGGTTGCTATTATGTTTCCACCTGTTACAAAAAGAGAACCCGTAACACTTAGGTTACCAGATACAAATGTTCTTGTTCCAATTTGTAATCCTTTATTTGGAGAAATTACAGCCTGAACGGAACCTGATTGGATTCTATCAATTTTAAGGTCGTCTAACGCTTCAGGTGGGATGTTAAATAATCCACTACCATCACCATCATAACGAGCTGCGGTAATAGGAACATTTACACTTAATTTATTTGGGTCAATGATAGCAACACCAGAACCAGAATTAATCTTAAATAACTCTAAGTTTTGAATAGCTTCAGGTGGGATATTAAATAATCCACCACCATCTCCAATATACAATGATGCAGTTAATGCACCACTAATAGCCATAGATGCTGTAATCTCTGCTTTGAATGAACCAGAAGATGGCGCTGTTATTACTTGGAATCTATCCCCTGTTGCTACCGATGCAGTTGCACTACCACTAGCAATCAAAGGAGATGCTGCCGCAACTACATTTGTTAATTGAGAACCATCTCCAACAAACGCAAATGCTTTAACACTTCCACTCACATCCACCGAACCAGTAATTCTAGTTCCAATTTGAGAACCTGTTGCTGATGTTGTTACTACAAAATTATTACCGCTTGCTACCGATGCTGTTGCTGAACCACTAGCGATAAATGGTGCTGCTGCCGCTTGTACGTTAGTAATGTAAGAACCATCACCTACAAAGAATTGTGCTTTTACACTTCCACTTACATCAATAGAACCAGTAAATCGTGCACCATATTGAACATTCAATCCACTTCCAGTAGCTCCTGTTGTTACAATAAATGTATCACCACTTTGAACAGATGCTGTTGCACTACCACTAGCAATTAATGGAGCTGCTGCCGCTTGTACGTTAGTAATATATCTACCATCACCATAAAGGAATTCAGTTGCTCTTATACTTCCACTAACTTCAATAGAACCAGTGAATTGTGAACCGACTTGTGATTGTGTGAATGGAGTAACAACTTTAAAACCTTCATCAGGATTTACTGATGCTGTTACTGAACCAGATTTGATTTCAGTTGATATTAACGCATCTTCGGTTAATGCTGATTTTGGAATACGTCTTAAATAAGTACCTTCAGCGTATATAAATGAACCAGAATCAATAAATAAACCACCACTTACATCTGAAACGAATAAACTTCCACTTACTGAAATTGAACCTGTAAAGTGTGAAGCGATTGATGCTGTAAATGCTCCGGCTTCACCTAATGATGAAGTAAATGGCGTTGTTACAACAAATCCATCAACAGGAGAAACTGATGCTGTTACTGAACCAGATTTGATTTCAAACGATATTAATGCATCTTCAGTTAATGCTGATTTAGGAATATTTCTTAAATATCTACCTTCACCAAAGAAATTAGAAGATGATTCAAGCATTAATGCACCGCTTGTAGCGTACATATAGATACTACCAGTTACTTGCAAACTACCGGTCAATTGAGAACCGCTTGCTACTGATTCTACTTTAAATCCATAATTAGGAGCTACTGAAGCTGTTACACTTCCACTTGCTATACGGAATACTTCTTCTGAAAGTGCTGAACGAGGTATATCAAATAATCCTCTACCACTACCACTATACATTGAAGCAGTTAATGTACCTTCTATTTTAGTTGCACCAATAAATTTAATTTCAGCAGGTAATACAATTGAATCAACGATATTAAATGTACCAGCCATTGCTGAGTGGAATTGGCAATTATAATAAAGAGTATTAGGTGAACCAGAAGGTGGAGTAAATGTTATTGTTCCAACCGCTGCACCATTATTATTTACACCCGTATTATATGCATTACCTGTACCTGTTGAGTTTACACTCTTAATATAAAATGGATGACCAGATGCATTTACGTTAAATGTATGGGTTACCCCTCTTACTAAAGTTATTGTTGGATTTACTCCTTGTACCGAGCCACTAAATATATATGCATTACTTCCATCAGCAGTTACATTATAAACAGGAAATAGAGATGATGTTAATACTTCTCTTGCCGATGATGAAACTATGAAGCTACCACTAATTGTAGAATATGTATTAACTACAAATCCTTTATCAGGTGCTATTGAAGCAGTTGCTGAACCGCTGAATATTTTTGTAGAATCAATTGCTAAATTAGCTAATGAAATATTTGTTAATCCACTGCCATCACCATAATAAACAGAACCACTTTCTACATAAAGACTTCCACTTATTCTTACACTACCTGTGAAGAATGAGCCACTTGCTGCAGATTTAACTACAAATCCAAAATTAGGTGATACCGATGCGGTTACCGAACCCGATTTAATTTCAGTTGATATTAATGCATCTTCACTTAATGCATTTCTAGGAATATTTCTAAGATATGTACCTTCTCCAAAATATGCAGATGATGAATCCAATATTAAAGAACCAGATGTTGTAGTAACTCTTAAACTTCCGGTAATTGCAACACTACCAGTAATTCTAGAACCACTCAATGCTGAATCTACAATAAATCCTCTATCAGGTAATGCTGAAGCAGTTACACTTCCACTTGCTATTCTAAATAATTCCTGAGATAATGCTGAGAATGGAATATCTGTCAATCCTGCACCACTACCACTAAATACTGATGCAGATACTCCCATTCTAAATCTAGTACTTCCGCTAACATTTAAACTTCCACTAAATGTAGAACCGCTTGCTACTGAATTTACTACAAATCCAAAATTAGGTGAAACTGATGCAGTAACGCTACCACTAAATATTTTTGATGTATCTAAATCAGAAATTGCTGCAGCAGGTATATCAAATAAATTTCTACCACTACCAGAATAAGATGAACCCGATGCTAAGAATACACCACCACCGCTTATAAATAAACTTCCACTAAATCTAGAACCACTAGCTATAGATTCTACCTTAAATCCAAAATTAGGTGCTACAGATGCTGTAACACTACCACTAGCTATTTGTGATATATCAAATGATAATGCCGAGCGAGGTATATCATAAAGGAATCTACCACTACCACTAAAGGATGAGCCAGTTTCTAAAAATATACCACCACCTGTTATGAATAACGAACCCGTAAATCTTGAACCAAATTGTGCAGATTCTACTTTAAATCCAACACTATCAGGATTTACCGATGCAGTAACACTACCACTTGCTATTCTATTAGATACTTCAGCAGGTACATTTCTTAGTCCACTACCATCTCCAACATAAGAACCAGAAAAAGAGCCACTAAATGCAAATGCTCTAACACTACCACTTACATCAATACTACCAGTAAATTGTGAACCAAATGCCGAACCTGTTCTATCAGTTTCAACTCTAAATCCAAAATCAGGAGTGGTTGATGCAGTAATTGAACCAGATCCAATCCTAAATGCATCTCCGGTGAAAGCTGAACGAGGAATATTAAATAATCCACTACCATCCCCAACAAATGCCGAACCACTAAATGATCCTGTAAATTCTCTTGCTCTTACAACATCTCTTACTGTTAAACTACCAGTAATTCCTGTATTACCTATAAATAAAATTCTATCTTGTAGTAAGAAATTATTTACAATATTGATTTGGCCATTCATTGCTGAATGGAATCCGCATATATAATATAATGTGTCAGGAGAACCGGATGGTGGTGTAAAATATACCGAACCACTTTGAGTACCATTATTAACAACACCAGTTGTATATTGAGAACCAATTCCAGTTACAAGTGCGGTTTTAATATAAAATGGATGCCCAGTTGCATTTACTTCAAATCTATATGTTACACCTCTAACTAAAGTAAGTGTTGGATTTTGTCCTGTAGCTGCTCCATCAAATACATATGCAGATGAACCATTGGCGGTTACATAAAAATAATTTGGTATTGATGAGGTTGCTAATGGTTCTGCTGATGATGATACTACAAAACTACCACTAATTGTTGAACGAGTATTTACAGTAAATCCATAATCAGGTGTAATTGATGCAGTATATGAACCACTAAAGATTTTTGATGTATCTAAATCAGATATAGCAGTTTTAGGAATATCAAAAAGAAATCTACCACTACCAGAATAAGAACCAGAATATAATTCAACTCTTGCTCCACTTATAAATAAAGAACCAGTAAACTGAGAACCACTTGCTGAAGATATTACTTGGAATCCTCTATCAATTGATACAGATGCTGTTACTGAACCGGTTTGTATTCTTGTTGCCGCAACAACTTCTTCTGCCAATGCCGATAATGGAATATTAAATAATCCTTGTCCACTACCAGAATAAAATGAACCATTTGCCAATTGAACAATCCCACCAGTTACAAAAAGAGAACCGGTAAATTTAGAGCCACTAAAAGGAGATGTAACTACAAAACCTCTATCAGGAGAAACAGATGCTGTTACACTACCACTTTTAATTTCAGTAGATATTAATGCATCTTCCGTAAGTGCAGTTCTTGGAATATTTCTTAAATAAGTACCTTCACCATAATAAGCGGATGAAGAACCTAATATCAAAGAACCAGAAGTTGCTATAATTTCTAAACTACCAGTAATAGAAACACTACCAGTAAATTCAGAACCACTATTAGGTGAAGTTACAACAAATCCAAAATTAGGAGATACTGAAGCTGTAACACTACCACTTACAATAAACGAAGATAATAATGCATCTTCAGTTAATGCTGAACGAGGTATATTTCTTAGATATCTACCTTCACCATAATATGATGAACCAGATGCTAATTGTATAGAACCACTATGAGGATTAACAAATAAAGAACCAGTAATATCAACACTACCTGTAATTCTAGAGCCACTTATTTGAGATTCTACTTTAAATCCAAATGTTGGTGAAACTGATGCGGTTACACTTCCACTTGTAATTTTAAATGGTTGAAATGAAAGTGCTGATTCTGGAATATCGAATAATCCTCTACCACTACCACTAAAGAATCCACTCCCAGATGGTATTGTAATATTTCCACTTACAAATAAAGAACCCGTAAATGTAGAACCGCTTGCAATTGAAAGTACTTTAAACCCTTCTTCAGGTGAAACAGAAGCTGTTACGGAACCTGTTGATAATTTTGTTGCTTGCGGTAAATTAAATAAGTTTCTACCATCTCCAAAGAAAGAGCCTGTAAATGAACCAGTAAATGATGAACCTGTTGCTTGTGATGTTACTAATGATGAACTAATTAATACCGAACCAGTAAATTCTTGCTTATCATCATAAGCATCACCAAATTTATTTGAACCAGATGAATAAATTACAGAAGATGAAATAAATGATACTAAAAGTTGTTGTGCATATATTGAATCATCAACATATAAATCACCCTGAACTCTAGTATTTGTATTAACAACTAAATCACCTTCGATAAAAGATGCAGTTGATGAACCACTTGCTATTAACTTTGCACCAGGTAAATTAAATAATTGAGAACCATCTCCGATAAAAGAACCAGAGAAAGAACCTGTGAAACTACCACTTAATGATGTAGCGCTACCGGTAAAAGAACCTGTAAATTGTCCAGTTACTCTATCTAAATCTAAACTACGAACAAATCCTCTATTACCCTGGTCATCGGAAACAACAATTGCAGGAGAGCCAGAAAGGGAAGCTGAAAAGTTTGGTACACCCAAATTAGGTTCAACCTGAGACAAATCAATAAACTGATACCTGTCCGGCGTTACATTTTTTGGGGATACTACCCTTACCCTACCTGTTAAAAGATTACTAATTGCCATTCCGTATTTCCAGCTTTATTATAAATATCTAAAAAATCACCTATAAATATTAATAGATAATTTATATCGTTATTCATTTGCAGATTCAAGAAGTGAAAGAATAACTGTTAAATCTGGCGAACCAGAAACAATAAATCCATATCCTTCTTCTAATACAAGTTTACCTGCTACAACAGGTGAAAGTGAATCCGCCGCTGGGATTGTTACGTTTGTTACTAATTGAATTGGATTTTGAGCTACTAATGTAGGATTTTCAATAGTATTTAAAACCACATTTGTTAAACCATTTATAACATAAGCAGAACTACTAAATTGTAATGTAGTTGGTGTAAATGAATTAAATGATTGTGTTACAGTATTTTGATATAATCTACTTACGAATTGAGAACCAGTAACTGATTGATTTTTTATAATTTGTTGTGATAAATAATTAAAATAATCAATTGCATCTAATGATGCTGAATATTCTTCTGGATAATTTGTTTTTATTATATTAACACCATTTTTTGTAAAGTAAGCTTTTGCAGCTTTATCAGTTCTAATTTTTAAACTATTATCTAAATCATAAGCAATTGCGTCTGTCAAATCTAAAATGTAATTTTCAAAACGAGAAGAAGTAAATACAAAAGGAGTTTCAGAAAGATTATTTTGGAATGATGAATATGCCGCAACTTCTTTTCTTAAAAATTGTCTGTTTAAAGTTAGTAAATTTGATGCACTATCAAAACTTCCGCTAAAGTTATTTAAAGTTTGAAATCCACCAACCGATGCACTTATGAATGAACTACCACTATAAACTCCCTCAAATGAAGGTATTGGAATTTCTCTATTTGATGTTACCAAAATAGTAACAGGCAAAGTTGACAAACTTGTGTTTGTAATTTGCGCAGAAAGTACAATAGATGAAACCCCAGTTGGAGTTACATAAACTTCATCCTGCTCACCAGTCAGATTTGTTACTACTGACTGAAATCGGTTTAACGGTACGAATACTTGTGCCATATTTTATTTCTTTTTTCCTTTACATTTTAAATTTGTAGTGCCAATGAGAACGGAGTTACCAATGAGAATAGAGATTTACTAAATGTTCTACCCACAAGAGTACCAGTTGCCTGATTAATACTTAAACCAGTACCAATTCTAAAGTCACCATCTTGGTTACCAGAGGTAAAGAATATTCTACCACCACCCAATTCGGTAATCTCATAAATTGGATTTGCTACACCACTACCACCCTGATTTGGAGGAAGTGCTTTAAACGTAACACCACTACCATTATAAGAGTAGTCAATACCAGTTGCCACAATCAATGAACCAAATGATTCTAATGGAGCACCTGCTGCGATAAATTCTGCTCTTGTTCTTAAATACCTATTAGTTTCAAGAGTTTCAAGCTTTTGTTGATTAATTACAGCTGCTGCACTTCCAAATTGACCGTTATAGTAGGATGATGCTGCTGCTATTGCTCTTTCATTTCCACCATATAATAAATCAGTTGCACAAGCATCAACAATCAATCCAGTATCACGAGAACAACTAGCCTCATTATAGACTAAATATGGGAATGCTCCATTTGTATATCCGATTGCTCTTTGTTTCAGTTCATCTTTTGCTGCTACCAATCTAGCTGCTGCTTGTCTTCTCTTAGTTGTTGGTGCTAGATAAGTTAATTGTGTATTTGTTACAACTTTTTCAGCTATACCTCTTGCGAAGTTAATTCCATCTACAGTTTGTTTCTTTTGACCAACCTCACCATTATCAGTATATGATTCTGCAATTGCTACTGAAGGTATTCTATAATAATAAGAACCTGCTTCGATACTTCTTTCGTTACCACCATATACTAAGTCAGTTCTAATAGCATCTATAATAAATCCTAAGTCACGAGAACAACTTACTTCATTATATTTTAATGTACTCCAAGATGAAGATAAGAAAGTAATTGTTTCTTTTTGTATTAATGATTTATTAAATGTTAATAATTGAGCTGTTCTCATTAATGAACCAGAAACTACCCAAGCATCTGCGTAAGTTGGATTTGTTACTGATTTAGATGCTAATCTACCAGCATATCTTACACCTGTAATTGTTGGGTCTAATTGATTTTGCTCAGATGGTACACCTGCGTTAGTTGCTCTTGATGGGAATAGATAATAATATGTTCCAGCTATAACACTTCTTTCTTGTCCACCATAAAGAAGGTCAGTTGTTGCTGCATCAATCAAATACTTAACATCTCTACTACAACTTGCTTCGTTATATTTAACACCACTCCAAGAAGATGAAACATATGCAATAGCTTCAGCCGCAATAAAGTTTTTATTTTCTCTTAATAAGTAAACCGAAGAAGATACTGCTAAAGATGCTGTATTAAACTGAACATTTTGTATTACCTTTTGTGCAATTCTACTTGCGTAGTTTATACCATCGTTGGTTTGCTTTAGTTGTCCATCACCATCACCATCACCTAATAATGTTGCCTTCGATGGATATTTAAAGTAGAATTCACCACTCATTACGGTTCTTTCATTACCACCATATAATAAATCGGTTGCTACACCATCAATTATATATCCAACATCACGTCTACATTTAACTTTATCATAGTTAAAATTAGCCCAACTTGATGTTAAGTAATGCATTGTTTCTTCTTGTATAAACTCTCTATTATTTCTCAACAATGTTACTGAAGCAGATACTACTTGCGATGCAGTAACAAATACTTTATTTTGAATGATATTCTTAGCTATTCCACCTGCATAATCAATTGAGTTTACAGTTGGTTCTAATTGAGAACCCGTTGTTGCTAATGATGGATATAAGAAATAGAATAAACCTGCGTTTGCACTTCTTTCGTTACCTCCATATAAAATGTCAGTTGAAACAGCATCTATAATATGCCCCACATCACGTCTACACAAAGATTCAGAATATTGCAATCCTACCCAAGAAGATGAAATATATGCTATTGTTTCTTCTTGTATAAATTTCTTATTAGCTCTCATTAATTGGTGAGATGCCGATGCTTCCATAGAAGCCGTTACATAAACAGTGTTAAGTATTAATTTTTGTGCCAAACGGCTTGCGTACTTAATACCATCTAAAGTTTGGTTTAATTGTGTACCTTGAGCCTGTGATGGGTAATCATAATAGAATCTACCATTCACAACCGATGCAGAATTACTATTGAACACTAAATCTTCTGCTGCTCCGCTTATAATCAATCCTACATCTCTTTTACACTTATTCTCGTCATAAGATGCCGTACTCCAAGAAGAACTTAGGTATGCTATTGTTTCATTTTGTATAAATGCAATATTATTTTTTAATATACCATAAGCAATCCACTTATTATCATCACTTACTGCTGTTGTGTAAGATGATGTTGGTAAAGTTAATGAAGCACTTATTACCGAAGAACCAGTACCCTTTGCTATTATGTTTGCTACAATTGAAATAGATGCCGAAATAGCACTTACTTCATTAGATGTTGCAGATGAACCAGAAATATACTGAGGTGTATTTGTAACCTTAATATTGTTTGTAGTATTAAGTATTATTTGTGGTTCAGGTACTAAATTACTATTAATTATTTGTTCCGTTAATCTTCTAGCATAATCAATTGCAGTTGTTGTTTCAGCTACCTGCTCTGATTCGGTTGCCAATGAAGGATATAAGTAATAGAACTCACCGGCTTTATTACTTCTTTCATTACCACCATATAATAGGTCAGTTGCAACCGCATCTACAATATATCCAACATCACGTCTACACTTAGATTCTATGTAATCCAATTCAGGATATTTAGCATTTACAAATGCTACAGTTTCTTCTTGGATGAATGTTTTATTCTTTTTAATTAAGTTATATGCGTACTGATTGTTTGAATTAGGTGATACAAATGTAGAACCGCTAACGATATTCATTGCTAATCCTCTAGCATGTCTTACACCGGTTAATGTTGGTTCTAATTGTTCATCAGTTGCTTCAGATGGATAATCATAATAGTATCTTCCCGCAATAATGCTTCTCTCATTACCACCATAAAGAATATCAGTTGCTACTGCATCAATTATATAACCCAAATCTCTTTCACACTTAGATTGAGAATACACAAATCCTTGCCAAGAAGAACTTAGGTATGCGATTGATTCTGATACAATAAATCCTTTGTTAGTTCTTAATGATGCCCAAGAAGAAGAAATAAATGATGATGAGAAATGTGTTAATACAGTATTTCTTACTACTTTCTCTGCCATTCCACCTGCAAACTTTAATGCAGTTATAGTTTGGTCTAATTGAGAACCAGTTGCTGCAGATGGATATTCAAAATAGAACTTACCATTCACAAATGATGCTGAATTGCCACCATATAAAAGGTCATAAGCTGCTCCGCTTATAATTAATCCCACATCCCTACTACAACTTGCCTCATTATATACAAATGTTGACCAAGATGAACTCATAAATGCTATCGTTTCATCTACAATCATTTGTTTATTATCTAATAATAAATTGTATGCTGCGTTTACTTTAGCGTTTGTATTTGGTGTGTTTGCAGGTGCTTCATAGATTACGGATGATGTACCATAACTTAACATATCAATTACATAAGAAAATGATGATGATATAAGTTTAGCTTGTAATCTATCAGCTCCACTACCACTTATAATTTGTGGAGTAGATGTTACTTTAATGCTTGCTGAAGTATTTGATATTAATGTTGGTATTACTGATTTTCCGTTTTGTACAATATTCAATACTATACCAAACAGATTACCTATTCTATTAACTTCAGAAGAGCTTCCTGTTATTGAAACCGAAGTTGCTGCAGTTGTTTTTACTGAGCCGGATGTGTTTGATACTAATGTTGGTATTGAACCTGTACCATTGTTTATTGTATTAATTACATTTCCAAATGAGCTACTAATACTTGCTGTTTGTGTATTATACGTTCCACTTCCTAAACTTTGTGTTACGGATGAAATATGCAATAAAGTTGGTGTACTTAGTTGGAATCCATAATTGTAGTTATTTGCTAAACTATCAGGTACAGAAGCAGAACCCCAATAAATAATATCTCTTATTAATCCAAATGAAGCGGTTGTTATTCCTACTTCAATTGAACTAGCTGAAACCGAGGATGTTATTTGAGATTCATTTGATACTTTAATAGATGAACTTGCGTTTGTAATAACAGTAGGTACAACATCCAATCCACCAGCTATTATTTCAGTTACTAATGCAAACGATGAACTAACTTTGTTAATTTCAGTTGATGTTGCAGAAATAGATGATGTTACCGGCAATATATTACCTACTCTAATATTTGAGTTTGTGTTAGAAACTAAAGTTGGTGAAGATAGTATTACATTTTGTACTATTTTTTTAGTCAAAGATTTTGCATATTCAACCCCAGCTACAGTTTCAATAACTTGGTCAACCTTAGTTGCTTTAGATGGATAACGATAATAGTAATCACCAGCAATAATACTTCTTTGGTTACCACCATACCATAAATCAGTTGCTACATTATCTACAATATATCCAACATCACGTCTACATTTCTCTCTATTGTATCTTAAATAAGGATAGAACGCATCAATGAATTGGATAGTTTCATTTTGAATGAATTGTCTATTATTTTTCATTAATGTGTATGCTGATTTTACATAATCAGTTGGTTCTACCAATAGTACTTTAGATATTACATTTTGTGCTACACCTGCTGCAAATCCAATACCTTCTAATGTAGGTCCTTTTTGTGCAGCAGTTGTTGGAGAGATAGATGATGTTACGGTTGCTGCAGATGGGTATAAGTAATAGTATTGTCCTGCTTTAGAACTTCTCTCATTGCCACCATAAATTAAATCAGTTGCTACATTATCAACAATATATGCAACATCTCTCTTACAAGTGTTTTCGTTGTATGAGAATCCACCAACACCACTCCAAGATGAAGATAAAAATGCAATTGTTTCTTCTTGTATAAGTTTTTTATTCTTATTTAATAAGTTCCAGCCTGCTATTTCTGATTTTGTTGGTTTTACTAATAATTGGTTAGATGCAATCTTTTCAACTAAACCTTTTGCGTATTTTACTCCATCTAAAGTTTGTCCTAATTGTCCAGAAGAATCACCATCACCATCTACAGTTGCTAATGAAGGATATAAGTAATAATATTCACCAGCTTCTCTACTTCTTTCGTTTCCACCATAAAGAATATCAGTTGCTACCGCATCAATTATATACCCAACATCACGTCTACACTTAGATTCGGAGTATTCAAAGAAACTCCATGCAGAATTTAAGAAACCAATAGTTTCAGTTTGTACTAATTCTCTATTATCTGCAATTAATTGGTAAGCTGTTCTTACTGAAAGTGATGCTGTTGCAAATACTCTATTGTGTAGTATTTGCTCAGTCATATGCTTAGCATGTTTAATACCACTCAATGTAGGTCCTAATTGAGATGTAGTTGCTTGTGAAGGATATGTATAATAAAAATCTCCAGCTTCTCTACTTCTCTCATTACCACCATAAATAATATCTGTTGCTACCGCATCTAAAATGTATCCTACATCTCTTTTACAAGTTTGTTCATTGTAAGATGCTGTACTCCAGCTAGCGGATACATATGCTATAACTTCATCAGCAATAAATCCTTTATTTTTGAATATTAATTCTTTTGCTTGAAGTTTATTTTGAGATACCTTAGAGAATGTATATCCTCTTAATAATTTATCTGCCAAATCCCTAGCATATCCAATACCAGTTACTGTCTCCTGAATTTGAGAACCAGTTGCTGCTGATGGATATAAATAATAGTAAATACCTGCTTTAATAACTCTTTCGTTACCACCCCATTTAGTATCAGTTGCTACCGCATCAATTATATAACCAACATCTCTTTTACAAGTTGTTTGGTCATAAGAATGCGAACTCCAAGAAGAAGATAGATAAGCTATTGTTTCTTCTTGTATAAATGTTTTATTATTTACCAAAATATTATACGCTACTAATGATTGAGAAGTAGGTAATGCAAATTGAGTATTTAAAATTACTTTTTGTGCTAATTTACTTGCGTAGAATAAACCATCTAAAGTTTGATTTAATTGTGCTCCTTGCGCTTGTGATGGGTATTCGTAGTAGAATTTACCATTCACCAAAGATGCAGAGTTACTATTCCAAATAAGGTCTTCAGCTGCGCCACTAATAATTAAACCAATATCACGTCTACACTTAGTTTCATCATAAGATGCTGTACTCCAAGAAGAACTTAGGTATGCAATAGTTTCATCTTGTATGAATTGAATATTTTGTTTCAATATTCCATATGCTGCTAATACAGCTGATGATGAAACTGAATTACTATAAGATGATGTAGATAAATTAGTTATTATAGAACCAGTACCATTTGCTATTATATTTGTTACAATTGAAATAGATGCTGATATAGCATTTACTTGCGTTGTTGTTGCAGATGATGCTGAAATATATTGTGGTGTAGATGTTACCTTAATATTGTTGTTTGTATTCACAACTAATGTTGGTAATGAACCTGTACCATTTTCTAATATATTAATTACTCTATTGAAACTTGATGAAATATTATTAGCTAATGATTTAGAAACAGCAACGGAAGAACTATATTGTGCTTCGTTTGTAATTTTTACCAAACCATCAACATTTCTAACTAAAGTTGGTAATGAACCAGTATTTGCAAAAATGTTTAATATAACATCAAAATTATTATTTGATGCACTTATAAATGTAGAAGATATTGATGCAGTTGAAACAAATTGTGGGTAATTTGTTTTTTTAACCAATCCTCTTGCATTATTAACTAATGTTGGGATTGAACCTGTTCCATTTGCTATTATATCAATTACAGTATTAAATCCTATTCCAGCTTTTATAGCATCAGATGATAGTGGTGTAATTGAAGATGTAATTTGATTATATATCAATTCATTTGATATAATACTATTTACAAATTCTTTAAGATATATTATACCTTCTAAAGTTTGATTTAATTGAGAACCTGTTGCTAGAGATGGGTATAAATAATAGAATCTTCCCGCCTCTACACTTCTTTCGTTACCACCCCATAATACATCCGTTGCAACATTATCTAAAATGTATCCAATATCTCTCTTACAAATTTGCTCATTATAATTACCTGTCCAAAGATTTGAATTAATTTTTGCAATTGTTTGTTCTTGTAACCAAGTTTTATTATCTAATATTAAATTGTAAGCGCTTGTTCTTGATTCAGAAGCTGTTACAAATGTGAAATTCTGAGCTATTTTTTGTGCTAATCTACCAGCATGTCTTATACCATCTAATGTTTGGCTTAATTGAGCTCCATCAGCTTGAGAAGGATATTCTAAATAAAATTTACCATTAACAAATGATGCAGATACCGAATTGAACAACAAATCTTCAGCTGCTCCACTAATGATTAATCCAACATCCCTTCTACATTTTTCTTCACTATAAGAAGCGGTTGACCAAGAAGAACTTAGATATGCTATTGTTTCGTCCTGTATAAACTTAACATTTTGTTTAATTAAGTTGTATGCATAGAATGCATTTGATGCAGATGTAGCTGATGTATATGATGATGTTGGTAATTGCGTTATTACTGAACCGCTACCATTTCTAATTATATCCAATACAACCGCAAATGAAGATGAAATAATAGCCGCTTCATTTAAAGTACCAATATTTGATGATGTTATGTATTGTGGTGTGGATGTAACTTTAACACTCTGAATTGTATTAAGTGTAATTGATGGTATTGAGCCCGTTCCATTTTCTACAATATCTAAAATTATATCAAAATTATTTGCTACATTTGTTTTATCAGAAGATTCAACATTTACAGATGATGTAATTTGAGAACCAGCAATTCTAGCTACTCCTTTGACAGAAGCGGATACGATTGTTGGTATTGCACCCAATCCTTTATCAACTATATTAATTACATTACCAAATGATGATGATACAATTTGTTTATCAGAAGAAATAACATTATCTTTTACTAAGAATTGTAGTTCTGATGATTTTCTTATTCCTTCTGCATTGTTTGTAACTAATGTTGGTGCAGTAATACTACCACTACCAATTATTTTAGCTACAATATCAAATCCATCTTCAATTGGTTTACCACCAATTGCTACCAATTCTGCCAAATCTCTAGCAAATTCAATAGCATCCACAGTTTCAGTTACTTGTGCATCAGTTGCTTGAGAAGGATATAAATAATAGAATCTACCAGCGGTAATACTTCTTTCATTACCACCATATACTAAATCAGTAAGAACATTATCAATAATAAATCCAGTATCTCTATAACACTTATCTTCTTTATAATTTAAAGTTGGATAAGTATCATT